CGTCATCACGATTATCTCCTGGGACGCCGTAACGCACAGGCTTTTCTGCGCGCAAATTTTGCATTGCCGGTCAATAATCCATTATTCTCTGAATTTCCTGAGGAACGAAGACAAAAATGGCTGGTGCGCGACATCGCCAGCGGCAAACTCCGCACCCATCAGACTGCAGAGGGTGAACGCGCGGGACTACCAATAATTCCGCTGACGCCAGAACTACTCAAGGAGATTTCCATCGGCCCGGCTGATCTGCCAAAACCACAGGTCTTCGATAATCCAGCCATCTCTTTGCAACTCAGAACGGCGATTGACAAGCGCTCCACCCGCGTCGTCGACGTTCTTATCGAAAACGATTTGCGCGGCATGATATCTGGCCGATTTGGTTATCTGAAAAGAATGGGAGCAAAATACTTCGGCGCCGACCTCCTGACGACCAAATTTACCGAAGCAGTGCTGGGCCCCGGTGGCGCGATCGACAGCGTACGCGCTGCATTTTATCCAACGAAGTTCTAGGGGGTTATATGCGCTTTGCAGAATGGACGCCGCCTTGGCGAGCATGACGCGTTTGACTCTTATTATACTTGCGTTCGCAATACTTTAAGTCTTAAAAACTTATTATCCCCCGAAGGGAGATTCCCGAAAAATTCTTTGTATTGTTTCGAAAATCTCCCGAGATGATTGATGTTATGTTCATTAGCCATAGTCGTTATACTCTTATATGAGCCTTGTTTTATCATTTCTGCGCGCATTTGATATAATCTAATTATTTTCTTCAGAGCCACAAAGCCTAAGCCCAATTGTTCCTGAACCGCAAGTTGTATTGATCTTCTGATGACGTTCAGAATTTCTGTGAGTTCATCAAGAGTTATGTCCCTGCAATCATCGCGCTCTGATGGCGATAACCATAGTAATTGTTCAATTCTCAGCGCCAGATCCCGCCTTGCCTGACTGCTAAGTTTGTTTTCAAGTATATTTTCCAGGGTAATTTCATTTACGACATTTCGGGACATTTCGACGAGTGTGTCATGGTCGAAAACATTGGAGATTTGATTACATCCAGGAATCTCTATTGAGGAAATGTCATGATTTGAGTTCACATCGTCAAAATGAATGCCTGTCTCTTCATCAAACTTGCGCAGAACATTTACAGCTCTCTGCTTCAGGCGTAACGCCGCCGTGCAGGTTTTACAACGAGTGACCTTCCTGATCCAAACAGTTTTCCCATATTTTTTATTCCGATCAACGCCTCTGGAGCGAGGATCTGATCAGCAAGAGCTTTTGAAAAATTCAATTCAATTCCAAGCGCGCCAACATCTGACAAGCCATCCCAATCATGACCGCCAATCCTAATCATCAGGATGCTGTCTATTTTTCCGAAACCCTGCAGCCTGGCTTCGACAGTAGAGTAGCTGTCAATAAAATTTAACTGCAAGCCCTGTTTTTTAAGACCTGCATTGAATCTGACCTGCCCTCTAAAGTCGTAGCGGACTATCTCAAAGTCGTCGGAGAGCGGCAGATTTGTCTTGGATTACCAGAAGGATTTCGGATCGAAACTGTAAATCGTAAAATCCCAGTTTTCGGGTGAAACAAATCGATCTTGCTCTGTTGTCGCCAGATATTTAGCTCTCAGCATCATCCGATCCGTCGATGATATTCCTCATATTTTTTTGATGAATAAATTTTGCCGCTCAAAAAATTCTTCGGTCTCTTTTGTGTTGTGCTGTGTTCGGATGACTGTGAAAGATAAGAGATTATCCATATTGTGCGGTTCAATGCCGGGATTATTCTGCTCGGCAGCCGCAGGACACAGGCCATCGTTGTCAAAAATGTTTCAGGTTACGGGCAGTGGATCGAGCTGGAGGTTGCTCTCTTCATAGGAATGGCGCCTTAGGATCAAACCATGTGCGCCTCCGCACATACGGTCGTCATTTGTTTAAATAGTTTTAGTTCATCGAGACAAAAGCGATGAGGGGAATACCAATGACCAAGATCTTCAATAAGAGTAATATTATGTACTTTCTCAAACTGCGCTAATGTATCTTGTATGTCTATTTTATCTGTGGTATATTTTTCAACAGCGTCATTAATCGCCTTTAAAAGACTTTTTTCTTTTAAAAATTTTTCAGTGTTATGCACTAACTCGTCTTTATTGAATTTTGAATCTAACTGCTTAAGCTTAGCGCTTACTTCATTAAAAGCTTTCTTTTCAATATCTGAAGTTAGCCTTGCTTTTATCTCAGTAAGAGAAGGTACTACCCCTCTCTCGTTAAAAAACGAAGCAATAGACTTAAAGATTGTGCCTATGTTTTTATCATTAAAAAACATAGGGTCTAAATGCTCAACAATAGAAGCTAAATACTCTTGATTTAAGAGTGCATTTAATAAAATAACACCTTCGTAGTATTCAAAGTCTAGTTTACTTGAATCTGCTGGCATTATATTAAATATTTTCTAGTTCTTCTTCAATTTCTTTTGTTGTTGTGTCTGCACCGTAACAAAGCTTCTCCTGAAGCGCGTTTTCAAGGTCCGGCATAATCTTTTCCCAAAACTCTGGAGATTTTTCTACATCTTTTCTATAACCTAAACTTTCTCCTTTATATATAACCGTACGCCCTGGTTTTTCAATTACACCAAAAGCTTCTGCGATTTCAAAAAGACCGGCATGTTTATCAAGCCCTGTTTTAAAGTTTAAATAAAGCTCGGTTTTTAGATATGAAGGTACAAAACGATTTTTTACCGTCAAGGCGCCTAAAGTGACACCGGAGATGTTATGTGCTATTGCAATTGATTGCTCTTCCGGGTTATCTGATGATTTCTCGTTACGGGTGCTTAGCTGCACAAGTACAGAAGCGAGATATATAGGTCCTTTACCACCACTCTGCGTTTTAACAAGAGTTGGAAACATTTCCATACCTTCATATATGTGATTGCTAAACAAAATCGGTACTTTAGCTTTAGCAGCTTTATATGTTAAAGTACGCATCATGGATTTTATCGCTTTAGCTCTCTGCCCGACATCACTTGCTTCCTTACCTGCTGCTGTATCTCTAACTTCTTTAGCACTTGCAAGGTTGCCTAGAGAATCAATTGCTACAATAAATTTAAGATCAGGGTTATCAGCTTTAATAACATTATCAAGAAACATACACATCTGGTTTCTACAATCCTCAATAGTCTCGACAGGGTAATACTTAACTCTAGACGTATCCATACCTGCGTTCTGTGCACTCTTCTTATCTACTGCAACCTCCGAGTCCCAAATAACTGGCATGTACCCTTTCTTCTGAGCATTAGCCATAATTTTATTCATTATAAGTGTCTTACCGGCCATAGAAGGGCCTGCGAACCCTGTTATTCTACCTGAGGGTATTCCTTTATAGAGAGAGCCTGATATAATCGCGTTTAATGCATACGAACCAGTGTCAATCCAGTCTTCAGCTGTAGAAAGAGTAGCTGCATCTAAAATTGCAGCATCTGGGTTAAGGTCATCTACCCCTTTAAAGATATCTTTTAAGTTAACGTTTTCACTTTTATTTTTTGTAGCCATATTTCCTGTAAATTATACACGTTATTTTTCTTATTTCAAGAAAAAAGCCCCGTAAATAAATACGGGGCTTTTGCATACTTGATGTTAATTTCTTTTATTCATCATCAAACAGTTTAACGACATCCGCAGGGGCGCTTTGTGGTTGTACTGTTACTGGTGCAAAAAGTTGCTGATATTGAGCATTAAGCTTAAAATCAAACAACAGTTCTTCGCACACTGTGATACTATTCTTATGGTAGTGCCAAACAGTAGCTTCGTTTTTATCAGCTAAAAACTCCTTAAAAAATAAAGGTAAAATTTGCAACTGCAAACCACCTTGTGGTTGCGGGGAAATTGCAACAACAGCTGGGTTTTTAACTGCAAGAATTTCTTCTGTGGTTTTTTCATCAACACGTTCGCCGAGCACTGTACGGCCAACAGAATCTAGAAATGTGATTAGTTTGTTTTCTTGTTTCATGTTCGTATCTATTTTATGTTTCTTTTTTTAATAAATCCACTTATTACTGTCTAGGGGTCTTACAAAACCCTGCATTTGCATCTTGAAGAAACTCTGGTATTAATTCTTTTTTATTCGCTCTAACAGGGTTAATATCCAAGCTACCCCGTCTCACATAAAAACAACCTACCAACAGTTCTTCTGGTTGGAAAACTTCTAATAAACGTACATACATACACTCGCAAATTTCCTCATGAAAATGACACTCGTTTCTAAAGCTTATTATATACTTTAATAAGCTTTCTTGATCTAGTATATTTTTAGATGAAATATGTATATAAACATCCCCTGCGTCAGGTTGCCCTGTAACTCTGCAATTAGATCTCAATAAACTACTCCTAAACCGCTGCACTACCGGCATTAGCGCAGCATCACCTGACTGTTTTAACAGGGTTTTATCTTCATTATACGCATTAGTAGCGAGATTTGGATTAATATCATCTATACATTTAAACGTACTAAAATAACGCAAGGCGTCGAGCGTAAGTGGGGTTTCTGTAGCAGGGAAAACTCGTACCTGTACATTAGCCTCTAAAAACGTCGATAAATCTTCAGACGCTGTCTTTTCAATATTTGAAATAACATCTTGAGGGGTATCTCCGAATTTAGACATATTAAAAGAATTAAAATACAATTTAGCAGATTTCGATTCAACAATATATGGATTATTACACGGGTAGGTTATTTTCGCGATACCTGTAACCGGTAAACCTGTATTCGTAAGGGCGCTTATCTCCCAGTTATTCCAAATATCTACCCCTACAAAAGGTAGATCTCCTTCTTTAATATCGAGATACTCTCTATTGCTGGATCTCTTCTCTCTAACTAAAATACTTGCATCGTATTGTTTCGGTGCATCTACTCGTTGACCGAGAACCTTGCTTATCTCTGTATTATCTAGTGTGTTGTTCATAAATTGTTTTTAATTTGCTGTATTCTTTCGTTTACTGTACCGCTTAAGCGAGTCACTTTGACTTTATAATTCACTATTATAGCTTCAAAATTTTTATTTACTATATTAAAAAAATCTTGATTTGTAGATCTCTCTCCGTCGTTTACGAGTGGTAGCTCAGGTGTTATATAAAAAATCTTATCATACTTTCTTATCATTAACTCAAATAATTTAGTTATAACTACTCTTTCCGGTTGTTCAATTTTATCAAAAAAGTACATACTATACGCTAAACCATCGAGTGCGCATCGATCTAATACCGCGTTACCTTCATATTGTAACCGCTCATAATGATTAAGCATTACGTAGAGCTGGGTTACTGCAGTTCCATTCTCGTTAATAGGAATACCTTTTTGATTTAAGTTTCTAGTTAAATTTGTAAAAAAATTATAACCAGTAAAATCAGTATCACTTTCTAAAGCTCTTACTAAAGTACTTTTACCTTGACTCGCGCCGCCTGATATTGCTATTTTCATAATTTCTGTTTTAAAAAGTTATACCACAATTTTGTAGCTCTTTTATGTGTTAATCCAGTTATTATTTCTAAATTAAACCCTTTTACTAAGAACTCATCTTCTAAAAAAATTTCACCACTATCAAGTTCTGCAGTACACTTATGTATGGTATTCCCACCATATTCTAATTTTTGTTCAAAAATTCTCTTCTGTGGGTCTTTGCCCTTTAAAAACGGGTACCTCGTTAACGGGGCCGGGTGTAGATTGTATATATTATATTTCTCGCAAATCTCTGGTGGTACAATTCTCAAGAACCCGTGAAGCGTTACAATATCTGCCCCCTCTAATATCACATCATACTCTTCAATACTCGGTTTTTTTTCTAAAAAAATAAAACGATCCCACCCAGTATTTACTAAATTATAATTTACTTTTTCAACATCTTGAAATTCTCTATTTGTTGCAATTACATCTGGTAAACGCTTTAAATCCCGAGAAAGATTGTAAATTTCACTACCTGTTTGCGAAAACAACGCGACCCATCTCTTCATTTAGTTACTATCTTTCTAAACATGTTAACATTATACCACACATCTTTCAACTGTTGAGTGGTGAGTTCTGCATTTATAAAATCAACTAATTTATAAGACCATTTCTCATCAAGCCCGTGTTCCTTATACTTCTTACCTAACATACCTGCGACTATAGGGTTCGAAGTATCAATAGTATCTATATAGTGATCCAGTTCAAGATACTTATAAAAACCAAACTCAACAGGTAAAGAGCAACCTAAGAGATGTAATTTCTTTTTCGAGGAAAGAATTTCTTCTTGATGCAATCTATACAACGTAGCTGCTCGTCCGAGAGCATATCCCCACCATTTACCTTCGTTTGTTGAAAAATTAAGCCGCTTTGCGTATTCTCTACATTCTTCACTCAAATAATAGCTATAATCAAAAGAAATAGCTATCTTGTTAACTAGCTCGTTACTCGAAAAATATAAATAAAGGTCCTTAATCTCTTCGTACGTTTTACCTTGTACAACAGCTATACGCTTACCTGGTAAATCGCTATATTTTGCTATAAAGCTTTCAAAACTAACTTTAGTCTGCTCTGCTTCTTCTAAGACGTCAGGTATAATATATTCTGTCGGTCTTAAATCATTAACCCACTTTGCAAATTCGTCAGGGTTATATGATTCGCCAAGTTCGAATATACTGTTATCCAGTAACACATGTCTACCGCTTTCAACAGAAGAAAAATAATGCTCTCTATACTTTTCGTGTTGCGGTAAAAGATGTACAAGACAATAGCAATACGAATTAAAAGATTGGGAAATATCTAAAAGATCTATCGGTACTTCATGGGAGATTCTCATAAAAACATAATAATAAATTACTCTCCAAATAAATCAAATAAATCGGTCTGTACTTCTTTAGATAAATTCGGCATTCTCCAGTTAATAGCTTCGTACACACTTTCAATCGGAGCAGCTACAATTTTTTCAAACATTTTATTATAATCAATCTTTATATACTCCTTAAACTCTTCTGGAAACTCCGCTACAAACGCAACAGCATCTAAATTGTAACGGTTTTTTGTTGCGTAAAAATACTTTATTTTTTGCCCAGAATTTATTCTTTCGTATTTACTTTCTAAATCGTGTTGCTTTAATAATAAATTATAAGCAATTGCTGCTTTAACGTGACACGGTGTACCTTTCTCAAAACCACTTAAACTAGCAGTCTTACCGTATTTTTCGTAATCCTTCACAGCTCGACGAAAAGACGCATCTTGTATATCTAAGTTTTTAAACTCTTCAAATACTTCTCTAAATATATCATTCGTTTGTTTAATATCTTTTGTGAGAAACGCAGTTTCAATAGTTTTTTTAATTAATTCTTTTACTTTCTTTGGTGTTGTTGACCTTGCTATCTCAACACCAACATACTTAAATTTGTTAACCGGAACACCTTCATCGTCTAATACACGTATAATGTAACGCTTTTTTTGTAAAAAAGTACCAACATCCGCTATAGCTTCTCTCTTAAATTCGTAGCGCGGGTCCATTGAGTTTAGCTCAGCACTCGCCCACTCAAGTATTTCTGTATTAACAACCTTATCTAGATCATCAACTACTTCGTGTGCTTCCTTCGTAATCTGTCCTGTCTGATCTACAAGCTTAATATCACACTTTTTTAAGATAGGTTGAATTGTAATATAACATGAATCTGTGTCATTGTAAATAACGATATCTTCTTCGACTCCGTATTTCTTGTTTACGTAGCGTCTAATAATATCAGACCCTGCTTTAGCAACCGCTTGTCCTGTGAGGGTAATTGAAGAAGCATTATCTATATCCATAAACGGGGAATGTTTATTAGCGAATACTCCGTAAATTGAGTTTAGAAGAATCTTTAACGTATACTGTAAGGTATCGTAATAGATAATACCGTCTTTAGTTTCTTTATCTTTCTTCTTAGTTAGTTGAAGCTCTTTCATTTTCTTTTTAGCCTCTACTCTCTCTGCATAAATCTTATTGATTAGATTAGGACATACTCCTTTAAATTTTTGAGAATACAATACCCCTGCTTTTGAGACTGCTACTTTTTCATTTTTAATAAATTCTTTAAACTTAGAGGTACTGATTGTTGATACTTTACCACTAACCAATTTAATATCTATTTTTTCATCTGTTTCAATGTTCCCTGTAACAATCTTACCTAATTTCGTTTCCGAAGAAATGTTTAACGTTATAATAGTATTTGGGTATAGAGAGTTAACGTCAAAACTCACTATACTATCATGTAAACCTCTAACCGGGTCTTTAACAAAACCACCTGCTAGAGAATCTCGTATTTCCTCATTAACAAAAGTAGGTATAACATAACCTTGCTCTCTAGCCTGTAATGACATTGCCCCGGTAACAATAGCAATTTTACCGAGAGCAGATTCAAAATTCGTACAACCTTTGTAAGCTAAAAGACGCACAATGTTGAGGTAATTTAGCTTTTTATCTAACTTTATAAGCAAGTTGACATCTTGTATATTATAATCAACAAAATTCTCCCAATCTGTCTCTGCTAGATTTGAAAGATTTGTTGCGTTAATAGCTAACTTACCTTCTTGTAGTTCATACTCGGTTATATAATTTAAAGAATATGATTCTCTATCCCCTTTAGAGAATTTTTTATATAAATCCATGTAATCAATACAACTTATACCGTTAATAACCCACTTACCTGTATCTTGACCAAAGTCGTTATGAAACTCCCTGTATCTTAAGCTTCTTAAAGGAGACAATTGATTGATAAATTCATCATTAAGAAGTTTTCTACCTCTATTAATAATGTACGGTATATCAAACTGTTCAGAGTTCCAGCCTACCCAAATATCTGGAGGATCAGCTTTCCAGAAATTCATAAATTTTTCAAATAACTCGCACTCAGATCTACAGCGATGGTATCTTACGTTTTTAAGTTTGGGTGTATACTCTTTCTCAATACCCCAGGTATCTATTTGATCGGTTAACGAGTTATAAACAGTAATGAGCACAACCGGGTCTTTCGCTTCTTTTGGTTTCGGAAACTCGTTTGGAGAAAACGTTTCAATATCAAAATAATATACTTTAAGTGGAAATTTACTAAAATCCTTATCATGAACTGTTTCATGAAACATATCTATAAGAAATTGCTGCTCGGGGGGTAAATTACCAAACAAACGTTTCTTACCAGATTCTTTTACGTATTTGTTTCTTTCAAAGCTATTTTGAAAGTTTTTTCTCTTTAAAGGGGTCTTAAATATTGATGTTGCGCAATTGGCGTTGTCTTCCTCAACAAAGAGGTACGGGGTAAAAGGCATTTCCGTGTCTATTCTTACCCCCTCTTCAGACCAAGTACGTAGAAACACAGTGCTTGTATAACTATTGTAGTAGCAGTTTCGATACATAATATATAGCCATTATATGCTATATACTTTTCAAATCAAATTCAATTATGGGTTAACTTCTCGCAAAAATTTACGCTCCGCGCTACCGTACTGTGTAAAGTAAGCTTCTTGATGCTTACCTATGTTATTTTCACTCTCTAACCAATAATTTTCTGCAAACGCTCTAGATTTCTTACAAAGCTGAACATATCTACCTTGATCTTTTAATGCGTATTTAACTTGATCAATAAGTTCGTCCCCTGTACGGTATTTTAAGAAAGCATCTTTATATGTAACCATATCCGGGCATACGCACGGTAGGCCTATAGCTCCTGCCTCTAATAATTTAATGTTACTCTTTGCACGATTAAAATCATTATCTTGCAAAGCTGCGAATGTAAGTTGCGTTCCTGCACCTGCAACAGTACCAGGGAAATCAGGTAGCTGTACCCACGGAGAATACACCATTTCCCCTGAGTCAATAAAAGGCTTAAGAGGTAGCGGGTAACTACCGTAGAATTGCCACTTATAGTCTTTTCTTGTTTTAATGATGGCGCTTATAACTGCTGTAAAATCGTCTTGCTGATTGGTACGGTTTACAACATCAACGTGCGTTCCTGATGCGAAAATAGAGATAACCGGTCTCTTTTTATTTTTTTCATAACTCTTAGTTAGTTTATTAATGTCGTAGTACCTATCAAACCACCATTTTAGTAGATAGTTCGGTATAACTGTAACATTTTGATTTCTCGTCTTACTCTTAAAATAATCTCTCATGAAGTCACATGTAACTGTTACTTCATCACACATTTCAATAATATCTATAATTGAATTTCTAATTTCATCTGAAACAAAAGCTTCTTTATTTCTATTGTAGTCAGGTATACCTTCTCTAAACACAATATCATCTACCTCGTAAATAATCTTAAACCCTATCTCTCTCGAGAGACCTTTAAGTAGTCTAACGAATTCTCGTTGAGCTGGTGTAGCTTGTCTTTGTATTTTAACTGCTTGTACGCCTTGATAGAACCGTGGATCTAAGACCATAGCTGTAGATTCAATAATAACAGCTTTTTGGTAAAGGTTTAACATTAAATTAGGAGACATACAGCGATAAAAACTACACCCACCATAATCTGCTAAATAATTTACAGCTCTCGGTAGCCCGTGACCAGGCATCTCTGGGGGTGGTATCACGCTATCTCTAACCGGTAGAGCATGTACGGCTCCTGGTATATTGGGCGGTAGCCCTATAGGTTTACCAACTATTGTGTTTAATCCGGACTGTAAGAGAGCGTAGTTTGTCATTGTTTTAATAAATATGTAATACCGTTTTGTTTTTCAAGCATAATAATATTGTCCGCTTTACTAATAAATTCTTCCCCTCGATGTGTTATAATATAGCTGCTTTCATTGTAAAGTTCTTGTCGCTCTTTTAAAACATTAAAAACACCCTCTACCCCTACATCATCCAGTGCAGAATCAAAAAGTTCATCGTAAAAAATTGCACTATAATTAACATCGCCTTGTAATCTTCTAATATCTAGAAAGGCAAACAAACATGCTAAGTCGATTCTTTTTCTTTCTCCGCCTGAAAAATTAAAGTAAGAACGTTGAGATCCATCTTCACTGTAAATACTATCTTCAAAAAACTCATTAAAAATACACCTACAATTAGCATCTAATTTTTGAAGATAATATGTAATTCTTAAATTTAATAAGGTTAATATTTTTTTTACAATATACGATTTCACTCCTTCTTCTGAAGCAATAAATTTTACGCATTCGTGTATTTTTAATTTAGCATTAAGATTGTTTAAAATGTTTTCATAATTAGCAAGCTCTTGACTTGAAGTTTTAATAATATCTTCTAAAAGACTGTTTGTTTCTTTTTTACTATCTTCAAGCTCTTGAGCAAATTGAGTATCAAAATTTTGTAATAGTTGTATTTTTGTTTTTATGTTTTCGTTACGACTTTCAATATTTTTAAAGTCTTTTTTTTTATTTTCTAAAACTTCAAGACCTTGCTTCAAAAGTGTTACACTGTTAAAAACCTTATTGTGTTTTTCACAAATGGTTTGCTTTCTTTCTTGCAGTAACTTTATTTCCTTTAAATACTCTTCGATGTGCTGCTGCACAGAGTTTGTATCGCTCGTTGAAAGCGATCTTTTACATGTAGGGCATACAGCATTTGCTTCTTTAAGCTTATTAATGTTTTCGTTTTTAGATTTAATAAACGTGCTAACCTCTATTTTTAATTCTTCATAGCTTTTAAGTTCGGTTTCATGTTTTTTAAGTTCTAAAAGAATTTTCTCTTTTTTTTGATCTAAAGTATCTAACTCTTTTAAATTAACATCTTTAATTTGGCTAGTTAATAATTTAATATCTTCGATATTTTTCTTTTGTTTTTTAAAAATATTTTCTATTTTTTGTTGTTTATTAATTTCAAAATGTTTTAACTGAGTTTCGTAACTCTCTAACGTTGTTTGTAAAGTTTGTTTTTTACTAAAAGTAATTTCGTAATCTTTTTTAAACTCATTATATTCTTCCCTTATAAGAGATAGCATTTTTGAAAAAACTTCTAAATTTAAAATATTTTCAATAAATTTTCTTTTGTCAACTTTTGACTGTGACATAAAGGGAATAGCACTACCTGCTGACATTATTACAGAATTTTGAAATACATTTTCTGATGAATGTATAAGCTTTTGAATAAGATCATTCGTCTTTTGTATAGTTGAAAGTGTAATATCTATGCCGTTTTTTTCTAAAAAACACTTTGTAGGGGAAAGCGTTCGGGTTACTATATACTTATCAACATTGTTATTTTGAATTATTTCAAAAGTTAATTTAACCTCACATTTTTTACCAGTAAACGAATTGATTATTAACTCTTTGTTCAATTCTCTCACCGTATTACCGAACATTGCAAAGTACAGAGCATCCACAACCGTTGACTTACCTACCCCGTTTTTTGAATCTTCTTTGTCTTTATTTATTCCTGTGATTACGTTAATACCGCTCTTAAACACAAGGGTGAGTGGTGAAGTATCACCTACGGATAAAAAATTTCTAACTGTAAGTTCTTTAAAAATTACTGAACACATTAAATTAATGTAATATAAAAATACTAATTTTCAAGAATTATAGTCAAATTTACTATAATGTGGCTCTCTATCCCATAAAACTCTCCACATAGCTCGTGTGTGTCCTGTAATCCCACCTATATCGATGTTTTCTGGATATGTAAACGAGACCGGTTCGTCTATTACTTTTGGGGTTAAATTACAGTTTTTTATATGTAGGCCTAAAAGCGTTTCAGGGTGCCCGCAATTTAATGTTCGTATGTTTGAAAAGACGTCGGCATATAAATCTATTGCAGCTGATCGCCCTATTGCAAATCCGTCTCTTTCAGCTAAAGGATGTACTCCCTTAATACCTACTTGGGCGGGTATTAAGATTGTATTGTTTTCTATATTAAATTCTTCAGAATGTATTTGTCTAACAAAAAAATTATCTAAACGAGAACGTATAACAATATCGTAAACAAATCCTTGCTCCTGTTCGTAGTCTTTTTTTAATTGATTGCACATCATAACATTATACCACATCGGTATAACAGTAGGAGTGTTAAATGTAATTTCTGGTATATTAAAAATGTCTTTTTTGTAAAAATTTATAGTGTTAACTACTTGTTTTTTAGGTTTATATAGTTCCCACAGGTCATTTACGTTTTGCTCATAACCGTCCTTGTTTTCAACCCCGTAAATAAAAATATCTGAATTATATACATCTTGAAAGAGCGTTTTAAAGTACGGGTACGTATCTTTATAATTCCTTATTCCACCAGAAAAACAAATAGCTATTTTCATAAAGATACTAAAACTACCCCTTAACTTATACCTATAATTTATACGCTACTGCTAACCCATAATCGTCTTCGTTTAAGAAATGCTTTTCCACTCTAAACATTTCAGGGTCAATACAATCAATAAACACTCTAGGCCCTGGGTGATAGTTGGTGTCGTGAAAGAACACTATACTTGACTCTGATAAGAGATCTGTGTATAACCAATCGTTAATACAAGCGTTCACAGAATGCCAACCATCTATAAAAAGTATAGATATTTTGTCTATCCCGATTTGTTTAATATAATTTCTAATAATATCTTGATTAAATGAATTTTCTTTTATTGTGTAAATATTATTTTGAGAATTATTTAAATATGTTTTATCTTCCAAATCTATTCCGAGATATTTAATATGGTTCGGTTTGTTTGACAACAATGCATTCGTAAAAGATCTATCACCGTTTCTCGAAACACCTATCTCTATGACACCGCTAGTCATGTAATTTTTACTAATTGTTTTTACAAGATTAAAGTTGTTTACTGATACCTCTAAACTACAAGATTTTGTAAACGAAGCCCAGTCAGCGTCATTATCGTATTTTACCATTTGTGGCTTATACTTTAAACCGTTAATATCTGTACCTAACTCTAATACTTCTACTACCGTGTTATTAATTTCTATTTGCATTTTTTAAAAAAATTAAAATATTCTATAAGCTAAATCTTTTGAGTGTTGTTTATAACCCCATTTTTCAATAGCCGCTTTATATTCAGGCTTGTTTATGTCTAAATCAATAGCCTGTCTCATAGCTGCTCCACCTGATCTCGTTCCATTCGGGTGACCGTGCAAAGCGCCACCTACATTAGCCATCCAGTCAAAGCTTTCAATCGCTTTATTAATGTATTGCACTAAGCCGGGGTGCATACCACAACTCAACGCAGGAATTATTCTATAATGCCATAACACTTTAAGAGAATCTAACAATTCTTGATCATCTTGATTCATATAACCGCCAATCATACCTGCGTGTATAGAATCACAACCTGACCACCCTGCTATTTTACAGAGTACTGGCCAGTAAATATGATATGGTGACCTTTTGTCAGTAAAAAATTTATCTCCACTTTTTTGAAAATGTATCCACAAACCTGGGTTTTGTTTTCTAATAGCTCTGTATACACCGAGACCGCTCCATACATTAATATGTATACCCGTACCACCTTCGCTTGCAATAAATTTTGCTCTCTCTAAAGCAAATGGGCTATCGCCATTTATACAAAATGTGTAGATAACATCAGAAGCGTTATTCTTTAACCAGTTTGTTATTAAAGGCACTCTTTTCTTTAGCGAACAATGCTCTGGGTCTCCTAACAACTCATCTTCTTTAATAAAATTAACTCCCCCGTAAACCATTTCTTTTACTGCATCCAATAAAACTTCAGGTGTCATACCTACTTTAGGTTTTACTATACCACCTAAGAACGGTTTTTGAAAAACATTACAAAAATCCCGGAACCCTTCAATACCGTATGCTGGCTTTAATGTAAAAATGCTTTCTACTTCGGGTGGTAGATGTATGTCTAAAACATGGCATTGCTCTAATTCAAGTATATCTACTTGCCCTCCTGCTATATAACATAATATTTGAGATATACCGTCTTCCTCTAAATTAAGGTTTTCTAACGGAAAAGCAATCTCAACAATACCTTCATTTTTATTTTTTAAAATCTCTTCTTCCTCTAAAACCCTACAAGTGTGATTTTCAAACATTGCTTCAGTCTCCCAGACACTACGATTATTAGGGTTTCCTATACTTTGACCTATAGCTAAATTCCAAGACGCGTCTCTTAAAGAGGTTTTACCCTTCAAAAAATATTTTACTATAAAATACTTGCTCTTATCAATTTCCTTAGTAAAGATTTTAGTCATAAAATAAAACTTATTTAAATAGTGCTTTTTAAGCAACAATAAATTTATCTTCTATACCTGAAACTGTCTTAACTATAATTAAAACACAATCTTCTAAAAACACTGGGTCCGCTATTTCATATGGATGTATAACAAAAACGTCTCCTCCGACAAGAATTTTGCCCTGTATAGACATCTGCCCAGTTATCAATAAATTTATTTCTGTACCGATTTTATGGTAGTGGGTTTCCCATTTCTCACCTTTATAATGTTTTTTGTAACAAACTTCAAAATTATTAGTTTTATAAGCTGTTGGTTCAAACCCTCCAACAAACCAACCATCTTTAAATTCTTCGTATTTATACACGTCCATATACGTTTTCTTCAAAAAACTTTAAATCCTCTGGTGTCCCGATCGGAAAATGTAAATTATAATAATAAGGTAGAATTTTTTTACCTTTTTGTATCATATAATTATAGGTGGGAGCTACGTAAAACTCGTTACTGTACTTTTCATTTTGCGCGATCATTTCTTCAGCTGAGTTCACAAAGTCTGTCCCTTTAGCCCAAAAGTGAATACCGTTAGTAGCTATATTACTAATAACTATTTTTTCTTTAATAACCTCAATATCTAAATTATTTGTTAATTTTAAATAACTATTTTTTTTAGATGTTGAGTGAAACGTACCAACAACCCCGTCAGCTTTATTAAGCTCTGCAAATGTTAATAAGTTTTTTAAACTAAAATCAGCGATTATTTGATCGCAATTAAGAATCAGCAACGGGGTATTGTTGTTAATTTGCTCTTTAACAAGTAAACATGTACATGCCGGTCCTTCCGTTACTATATCTATTAAATGTATGTTATATTTAATATTTAATTTTTTAAAAATATCTAAAAATGCTTGCTGAGTGCCTATGTGTGTAGATGTAACGACCGATAAATTAATTTGCTGTAAATCTCCAAGGTTTTTAATTACTTTCTCAATCATAGGTTCCCCACATACATCTATTAAGGGTTTAAGCTGATTAGGGTGACTCTGGTTGAACCTTGAACCAGTGCCTGCCATAGGTATTACAATGTTAATTTTACTCACAGTTATTTTTTTAAGTTTTATTCTTTTATTCTTATACACCAAGCATAATCAGCGAACGTTTCTTGTAAAAAAGGCTTTAAACCTGAAAAATCAGCATAACTATCTTCAAACTCTTTCCAGTTCCAAATTTTGTGTAAATATTTTTCATTAAAAATCTCATCATTCGGGGCGTAATCGTGAGCCATAATTACATCTCCATCTTTTAAGTATTTGTAAAATGTCTGAAACTCTTGTTTTTTGTTACCACCGTCGCACAGGAGTAGTGTGCGCCCTGAGCTTTGTATTAACTCTCCTAATGTTTTTTCTATTTGAAAGACGTTTTGATTCGTGAAATTTATTTTTTCGTTATGGGAAACAAAGCGAGTCGGGTTAATATCAAATGTGTGTATTTTAGCGTTTAAACTGATACTGTGATCCGCTAGTAAGTTTGTTAACCCACCGTAATCTGTGCCTATCTCTATTATTTTTTGAAACGGGGTATTAATACATTTTTCTGCTAAAATAGTAAATGCTTTTTCAACGCCATATTTTTGTAACGCTTTTTGACCTTTATATGTAAAAACATCTACCCCAATATCGTAATATAATTTTTCAACATTCATATTGTATATATATTAACAAATAAACATAAAGAAAGCAACCTAATAACGTCTGTATTTTGGCTATTCAAATATATGAAAACAACTACCGTAATTACCTGTTTGCGATCCTTGATAAATTTTTGGTTCTGTTGCCCAATAAACTGTAAAGTTATTTAACATTTGTAAGTAATTAAGTTCCCAGTCAATAACCGTAAAGAACGGTAAAGCAGTGTTTAATATTTGATTTACAGCAGAGCGTTTAATTATATAAGAATCACTACAGCGGCTGTGTTTTTGATGATTTTCGACTAAAGGCTCTCCTTTTGTATAAGATATTGAGAGCTGGCACCCTGAACCTAAATAGCATATGTCGCAGTTATCTGGTATACAGTTCTCGTAAAAATTAATTATATCTTGCAAAGGTTCCTTAAACATAGCATCATCCTCTAAAATTAAAGACCAATTATCCGTTGTATTAAAAATTATATGTTCAAACGTTTTATAATGTTCTAATGTTACAGCTCTGTACGCTTTACCTTTTATGGTTGTATTATCTGGGCCAATACTCACTCGCTTTTCAAACGGTAGCATTATTAAATTACGCTTATCTCGATTTTGAGAGCTAATATCAAAATAGCGTTCGTCTAATATTTCTAAGGAGTCTCTGTCGTACAAAGAGCGATACAAAAAAGGAACAGAGACTGATTGTAATTGTTCATCTAAATATTTTTTACGATCTATATTTTTATTATAATGTATAATGTATATACTATCTACTTTCATGTTTTTTTAAAAAAAAGACCTCTATGCTCGAAATGATTGCCGTCAAAGTCTGGGCAAAAAATTAAACGATCTGCTTTAGCGAACTGTTTTAATTGTTTTGTGTACATACTATCGTAAATAAAACCTCTCTTTTCAATCTCTTCTATCCAATAATGTGCAGGCTGACAATTAACATGATGATGGCCTCCTTGCCCTGGTCCAGCGTGCGTAAGCACTATATATTTACCTTTATCGAAGCATTTTAAAAAGTTTTCTTTGTACTGTTCTTCAATGTGTTCTACAACCTCTACACAATAAACAAGATCAAAATCGTTCTGAATTACTGGGGACCCTGCGGTAAAGTCCCAGTGTATTACGTTTTCTTTTAATAGCGAATGCTCTACAGCTACAGGGCAACCTTCGATACCTGTAACATTAACGTTCATGTTTTTAAAATGTTGCATTGTGAAACCTCGTCCACAGCCAACATCAAGCATATTTTGTATTTTTAAATTCTTTATTAAAAACGACCACATCGTGGGATAAGTAGTCGCTATATCTCCTTCAAAAAAATATCCTCCTAAATGACTTAACCCCCCTTCATGTCTTATCATTCCTGTTGTTGAATTGTTTATTTTCATATGTTATTAATAGCGTTTTGAATAAGCTTCCCACTCCTCACAAAGCCATTTTTGACCGCCGGCAAAATGTCGATTTATAACTTGGTCTTTAGTAGTGTGAACTATGTCATACGTGTTACGGTTTCCAAAACTATTACCCGTTTCTTCTAAGAGATGAGTCGTATTCCATTCAGGTCCTAACACTTCTATATTTTTCATAAGCTCATCTATAGAGAATAATGTAAATTCGGTTTTGTTTGTATGAAAACCGTAATCAGGTAAATCTAAGAATGAAACCCAACTATGTGGTTTAATACCAGCTATATGATAATATGCATGTTGGTCATTAGCATAAAAAACAACTTCTTGTTTTACGTCTTCCTTGTAATATTTTTTTTGCATGAAATAATTAAAACGTTCCTGAGAGACCATTGCGTTAATAATTTTTTTCGTAAACTCATTTACCTGTAAGGAAAATATACCCATACAATGAGTGTTGCCAGAGTCAATAGCGTATGTAAAGCTCTTTTTAGTGGTAATGTCATAATTAAGTTTTGCGATATATACATCACAATCAAACATTGTTACTATATCTCCTTCCTGAAGTTTACCTTCATCGATAGCATCTTTAAGTATCTTCCACCTGTAAAACATTACACTGCCTTCTGGGGAAACATTTTCAAACACCTTAACATTTGTTGAATACGGTAATTCTACGTACTTATAACCATGTAGTTTACAGTATTGTATGTTTCTTGGGCGCATATAAGTCGTATATGCTCCCAGCCTCCAGTCGGTGTAATTCGGGAGGGTAAGGAATATTTTTTTCATAACGAATTTTTTATCTATCTAAAAGAGTTTATTTTATTGCACCAATATGTTATATTGAGTCTTTCAGTGTTTACGAATGCTTGTCCGTTTTTATATAAATTTTTAAAATAACTCATTTTTTCTTGTAGTTCCATTTCATCGTTCCAGTCTTTAACAAAAAGCACAGGTAAACCTTTCGTTATTTCTCTAAGAGAAAAACTCTCTTCAACAATCGGTATAGAACCTAAATACAACGTCTCCCATGTTCTATGGCAATCTAAACCGTTCCCGCGAGGCGACGCTATAAATAAAAATTCTTTAACCTTCTCGCAATAAGCTTTATACTCTCTTCCTACGTCTAAAAAACAAATGTCGTTTTGCTGGAGTTTTTCTAAAACATTTCTCCGATTTGAATGTGTTCTCAGGTTAAAATTACAATATATTTTATTTATAATCTTGTTTGAAACCGGTTCAGGTGCTACATTATTAAAGAGCCAATTAAAATCAGTATACGCGCCTCTATATGGTCCTGAATTACTCTCTAGCCCAATAGGTATACAATGTAAATCTGGGTGCTCATATGTAACATTTTGGGCAAACCATTTAATAATATTACTCGGTTTTTTGTCGAAAAAGATTTTATTTATTTCATAATCACTGCAATGCGTAATTAATATAAATTTACTCTCTGGTACTGAACTGCATTGGTTAAACACTAAATCTAAAAAATCCGGTCTACACCAAACAACCTTAGTTGTGTTTGAAGGTAATATACGATCCTGTCTATCTGGACCGATAATGTAATCAGCTATTCGCTGGTACTGAGTACCAGCTATAAACTCATTCGCAAAATCCTTAATCATTTTTCTCCTATAAATAAGTACGCGCCACTATTATATTGAGGGTATCTACTCTCTGCTCTCGAAAGTACTTTTTTAAAAATTGTTTTATATTTATTACTTATAAAGCTATCGATTTCCTTTTCATCGAGCATTATAGGGTGCATTTTATCATTTTTTACAACGTCGTTATTTTTATCTAAATCGTCTTTCAAATCTTGCCCTAAAATAAATACTCCACCTGGCCGTAAAAGAGATTCAATTTTCTCGAAACACCGCTTTACCGAGTATACATGATCCAAAACATTAATCATAATTATACAATCTACAGGTTCACATTCTAATTCTTCAAGAGGTTTGGTGAAGCCTAAAACTTTTTTTTCCCTCATAAAACGTCCTACGCTCTTATTAAGATCAATGTAATCTTTAAGCAGAGGATCATTTACAAACATTTTCGGGGTGTAACCTAAAGCTTTAATTAAGAGCTGTATGTTTTTTGCCCATGGTCCACACCCAACTTCTAAAACAGATTCGAATTTGCGGTTCGAAACATCTTGAAAATTATTTAACTTCTCACACCACCAGTTATTCCAATCATCTCCATCCGCTTCTGCGTAAACCCAATTTCTTAATTCTAAAGGTTGAGCTTCTTCTGCCCATTGTTTTTTTGTAATTTCGTTGTATGTGTTCATTTTTTTAATTATAAAAAACTTCTCTTTAAAGCCACTCTATATTAACTATCACATCTTTCTAAGATTTCTTTAATCACTCTCTTATTATGTACATGTAAATTGAATATGGGTACCGCTTTATTGTTATACATGATATACGGAGCTTTATTCATATTAACTGAAATTTGTTTGTTTATTATAGCTCTACCAACATAATGCTTAAAATCTGTAAAACCTGGTGCTTCGCCACTGTTTGTACCACCTATATATTGCCCGTATGATGTAGGATCAAATACACACTGAAGCTCTTCAAAGTTCTCCGAACTAATACCGAACGGTAAACTCGGTAACATTTTATAGTTTTTTTTATATCTGTAAATTATATCTAACAAAGGCATATCTGTTATATAATTACAGAAATACCCTACATAAGGCGCGAGTTTATGTTCTCCTTTTTCGTATAATTGAATATGCTTTTGTAATAAATTATCTGCTGCAACTTCATCTTTTAAAAAAATAAAAGAAGGAGCTGAAGAAAAAGGACCTTCATTACAAAAGCCATACTCGCCGTTAGAAAAAATTTTATTTAATATTGAAACATTGTTTGCAAAAATAATGTTATCAGCTTCCACGTGGGTTACGTTTTTGAGATAGTGCTTTTTAATATATATACAAAGAAGAATAACTCTAATAGATGTATTATACCAAAAAGGGTTTTTTTTATATCTTGACCATTTTTCGTTAATAACTTGATCTAAATATTTAAAATCTTTATCTTCTAATAAATCTTGTATATCTTTATTTTCGTTCGTAATAAAATGAGAGTTTTTAAATTTTGCTTTATTAAAGTTATACGTTAACGTGTAAAACTCCGGTAAAGTGGTGTGCGCGTACCATGTATCTTCTCTGTTCTTACTATCTGTAAAGCTAGAGTTTAAAAAAACATAAACAAGGTTATTAATATTGTTATTATCTTCTTCCATATATTGTACCTCTGTGATGTAGGAACACTCTCTGATATGTACAACTTACCGGTCTTAGCCCGTCCCCTGCTTCTGAGGGTTCCGGGTAAAGCCTTACGTCGTATTGTTGCGCAAGCATTGAAACCACAGATTGATCGTGTCTGTTATCTACTTTTTGAGGAAAATCCTTACCTAATACTGAAGGCTCGTCAGTGACAATCCTACGGTCAGTGCAAAACTGAAAATACTCTGTTACAAACTTCACTGTTTCTGGGTTTTTTTGATATAGTTGAAAAGCTGCATCAACTTGGCTACCGTAATGATATTCCTTAGTATCACAATCCATTAAAATAAAAGCGTCCCTCTTTGTCCACATGTAGTTTTGCCATATTTGCCCTTGCGGGTGACCTGAACGGTTTTCAAAAAGAAGAAACCCTCTATTTTTTACACATAATTCAAATAACGGCTCAATATCTCCAACTATATCCGTACCACTGTCTATATAAAAAACAAAGTCTCCCTCATCTACGTTCTCTAACGTTTTTAAAATAATATACGGTTTCCAAAACCAAAAACCTACACCTCTTCTGTATTGCGAAATTTCAGGGTATTGCTTGAATAGCTGTATAATTGAAGAGGTATTTTCATCAAAATTAGCGCAACCATTAAATACTTTTTTAGACTGCTGTGTAAGTCTGTCTTGACTCATTTTTAATGCGTAACTGTACCCTGCAAACGTTGTTAAAATTTTTTTCATAGTGTAAAATATTTTTTTTCTAAATCTACTTCATTATCAAATGGAACGTACCAAAGAATGTTATTATGAGTTGCTCGTTTTAAAAGTACGTTTTGTACGTATCCAAACCATCTCGCACCTAAATGATCGCTATCTGTAACAAAGACTTGTTCATTATAACTATTACCTGAAGATTGCTCCATTGATTCGCTCTTGTGATCGAGATGAAAAACCGGTAAGGGTGGTTTATTTAAAACCATACAATCTCCGTATAGCATACATTTAGTAAAAAAATATGTATCCCAGTACGCACACCCTAAAACCATTTTTTTAAATTTTTTTCTATTCGCGGTCCACCATTGTTTCTTAACCCCAAACCCCTCAAACCCGTGTACGCTAACAGACTGTGGTATAGGTGCTGGGTCATTAATAGAATCTAGTTTTGTAAAATGCAGTTTTGAAGCGGGAAAACAATCTTTATTGGGGTTACTCTGTATAGATTTAACAAAACGATCAGAAACTGCTAAATCATTATTTATAAAAATAAAATAATCATCGCTATTTTCTGATAAAATATCAAAAAATTGATTAACAAACGGTAGCTGTCTCCCGTCACTATTAAAGTATTCTAACACTTTTTTTATATTTTTGAACCCCTCTATTTCGTGTTCTTTTTCGTCAATAATATTACAAATTTCAACAGTATCCGTAAACTTGCTTTTTATTTTCAATAACGATTGATAGCACATTATCTCCCGGTTATTAAAATCTTTTAGCTTCTTAAACGTGTTTATACCTATAGTAATTTTCATTGTTTTAATTTTTGTATCTTTTGCAAAACTCGCTCTCTTGAAGTATCCGGTATTTGATTGACCATCAACCCATGCTTTTGAACAAACATTTCCCACTGTTCTCGGATACGTTGCTCTCTGTTTCCGTCTGGTCTATCGCCTTGCAATCTACTAACAGCTACAGGGTTGTTTTTGATATATAAATCGGAGTCCGTAATATCTGCAAACCACCAAAATGGGGCTGCATACTCTTCTTGAGACTCTCTATACGCCATATCAATATCAAAAGGATCTCGAAACTGTGTATCGTACAAACCTACTTTTTCAAAGCAAGAACTGTGATGGTAAGTAAACTCATTACACATGTTTTTGTAAAAAGATACACTAATATCTTTACTATACTGTACAACTAACCTTGGTGTTCTACTCCTTGGTGCTCCTGAATCCCAGGATGTACTCACAAAAGAAAAATATTTTAACCCTGTTTTTTTAGACGTCTCAATATATTTACTAAAAATATTTGAATCTTTAATGATCATGTCATCTTCAATTATAAAAATATGCTCGCAGTCGTTTTTTATAAGAGATTTAATTGCGTCATTCCTACACACTGCTGGGTACTTGTTTATTTTATGCTGTATCCATTCACTACAAACATACTTGTCCTGGTACACATCACCACCATTAACTACAACAAAGTGATTAATTTTATTTTGATCTATACTTTTATACAGTTCTTTAAAGTAATTTTCTGAATTATAAGTAACTATACCTACGCCTATTTTTTCCATAATTTCTTAATTTTTTTTAATGATTGTATAGTTTCTTCTTTACTAGCGACTTTAGCTTGTGGGTCTCTTACATCAAAATTATTTTGTTTAGCGAAATAATCAGCCATTTTATAAAAATTATGAACCCAGTTCTGGTCTTTTCTAATTGTAGATCCTGCGTGATTGGAATCTTGTTCTGAAATATATTTTGAACTATCAGCAATGTCCGCAAACCACCTAAAAGGTGGGTGCATTTGGTTTTGAATAATTTTGTAAGTGTGGTCTACATGTTCCAAAGCATTATAATAATACTCATCCATATAACCACATTCTTCAATACATTTACGAGTGTAAAAAGATAACGCCCCGTAAACATTAGGGTAAAGACAAACTGTGCAATCCTTTGAGTATTCAACCTGTAAATTAATAGCAGGGGTTCTGTCTGCTCTATAATTGTCAGTTCCGTGAAACGCAAAATTAAAATGCTGAATACCTGATAATTTAGATGCTTCAATATATCTTTGAAACACACTTAAGTCTTTTATGACTATATCATCTTCTAAAAGAAAAAAATAATCATAACCTTCTGACATAAACTGCTTTAAAGCTATATTTTTAGCTTTTCCGACTCCGCTCCTCGGTGTTTCAGTCGTTAAACCGTAACCACACTCTATGCTTTCAGATATATCTTGATTACCGTCATTCACAATAAAAATGTCTTCTGTTACGTTTTTAACAGAGTCTAAAAGCTGTCGCACGTAATCAAGTCTATCACAAGTAATAATACCAACACCAAAAGCACCCATATTACTTTTCTTTATTGCTCTTAATATACTCTTTAAGAGACGCTTTTAATTCTTCTATTTCTTGGTATTTTTTATTTTGTGGGAAATCCCCATGCTTATAATTAAACCACCCACACGATAATTCCTCCATAATGTTTTTACTCACTTTTTTCTCCTCTGTTGCTACATCAAACAACCACGGTAGATGTTTTGTGCTTAGATTAGGGTATTTTTTAGCGCTACTGAGCCTATGAACATAATCCCCATAACAGCAATTATCTGTTAATCTTTCATCAAAATACCCCACTGTTTGTATAGCTTCTCTTGTAATAAACAAAGTAATTATTTTTTGCTCAAGTATACTACCTGCAAGGAGCGCTACCCCACTACCGCAATCGATTGTTTGCTGAGCCTGTAGCCTGCCAGCAAAAAAAGGTAGCTTTATTTTCTGATGAGCTTTCACGCAAAGCTCCATATAACTTTGAACCTGTTCTTCAGTAAGAACAGGTAGTTCTGTTTTTGTAAAATATATTAACGCGCAATCTTCTGAACTATTATGAATAAAATCTCTTAAAATTTTATTAACTTTTGTGCCTATTAATTCTATTTGCTCTTCTAATTTGTATAATTTTGTAGTCATTTTTCTAATAAAGCTCTTTTATAAATATCCTCAACTACTGATAAAATCTCTTCTTTACTTACATCAACTGTCATAGAATTTACAAACTCATGTATAGCGCTCTGTATGTCTATACCTACCATTTCAAGATCTTGCTCTTCATCTATAAAGCTCTCGCGCACTGTATGTTCTACTCTGAACTGTAGAGGGGACATACATGTAATCATTGATGTAATTTTATGGAGTTTATCTTGCTCCACAGTTCTGTCTACTAAAAAAGATACTATGTTATTTTTTACTTTTTCTTTAAAAATACTAATTTTATCTTTTTGTTCTAAGAGCTCTGATAATTTTATTTTAAAATGCACCGGGGAAACAGGGTTTTCAATAAATTCAAAATTTAACGTTTCACTATTTAAGATAGTATAACCTTTGACTTGCTCTCTCTCACCAAAATCCATTTGGTACGGAGCGCCTAAATATAATACCTCTCTACCAGTATCATAATACCGGTGCTCTCTTAAATGAAAATGCCCTGTTACTACCTTACTTCCCACTACATGCAAATCTTCAGCTGATTGACCGTGTTCACATATCTTGAAAGAATTCATTTTAAAATTTGTAAGTTCAAAATGTCCAAATATAATGTCACACGCCTGTATGTCTTCCACAGCTGTACCCCACGGGCAAAACATATAGCTTCTACTTCCATGTCTTACCAACGTTGGCGTGTCAAGTATAGTAACATTCTCCCAAGATTTAAATACTTCAAGGGAATGTACCGTTGCGTTACTCTTAAAGTAACAGCAATGGTTACCCGGTATCATTACTAAATTAAAATCTTTGAATTTATTTAAAAATTCAATACCACACTTTAGTGTTGTCTGTTCTATTTCATGTCTCGTGTGAAAAAAATCCCCGCAAAATATAATATCTTTAATATTTTTACGGTTAAGCTCCTTTACAAACCAATCTCCAAAATTTAATGCAATAGTATGCCACACAGAGGAATCTTTATGAACCCCAATATGTAAATCAGAAAACAACGCAATTTTTGAATTTTTAAACATTAAACAAAATCATTCTAACTCTTCATCATAATAACCGCTCTTATCTTCATCATAAGAATCATCTTCGTTTGTTCTCTTAGTATTTTTTCTTGTAGGTATTTGATTATTCTCCGTAAGTAAATTGAATACTTCCTCTTGGTATCTATGTAGTGTCTCGTGCTCCTTCTTTTCTTTTTTAATTCTATTCTGAAAAGCTCTATACGCAACCTTTGTAAAGTAAGAAAACGGGTTATAGCCCTTGTTACATTTAAAGCGCTTTCTTGTTAATGCTGTTATCATTTTTATAACTGCGTCTCCGATCATTTCAGTCTTAAAGGAGTAGTTAATGAAATTTTGAGCATACCCTAGGCGAGTAGCGATTTTCTGTATCATGTCTGCAAGATCGTTCTTAAGCTCGCCTGTCTTGTAGTATAGTACAATCAGCTTCTCCATCTCGATCGGGTCTACATAATTTTCTTTTAGCTCTTCTTTTGTACGTCGTACTCTCTTTTTAGGGAGGGTAATTGGGTCGTCTGCAAATGATTGCTGTTTAAGTATAACGGATTTTTTAGCTGTAGCCATAAAGATGTTTTTTGATTATATTACTTTTGTTACATTTATCAAGGCTGGTAAATGTCTTTTATTGTAAATTTTATAGATTCTGATTGATAAAGCGAAATACGTTCATTCATATGAGCTGCACTATATTTTAAATTGTCAGCTATATCGAGTATATACGCGCTTTTTTTAGATTCGTGAAGTCGTAAGCTCCTGCCAATAGATTGTATTATTTTATTTTTTGCTTTACCGATAGATGCAAAAACAACGTAATGTAAGTTACGTATGTTAATACCTGTACTAAAAATTTTAGAAATTGCTATACATATTACATTATTGTTATGCTCCATAATGTTTCTAATCTTTTCGCGTTCCTCTATCTCAACAGAACCCTGCACAAAGAAAACTTGTTTGTTTGATATATCTTTAATTTTTTCTAGTAGAACCTCTCCATGATTGATACGATCTACCATAATTAAAGAGTTTTTCTCCATCTTAGAGACTAGTTTATAAATTACATCGTTTCTAAACTCATTTTCTTGTAAAAACTGTATTTCTTCCTCATATTCCGCAGTCGGGTTAGCAATAGATGCTTGCGTAAAGTTAGGTTGGGTGCTATGAATTAAGTTTATAACACCGACGTTAACTTGAGTTATGTATTTTTGTTCGCGTAACTCAATAGATTTTTTTGTATAAACAATATCTCCTAATTCTCCGCAAAGCCCCCACTTATCAATTTGATCAACAGGTAATGTACCTGTAAAACCAAAGCGATATTTTGCTGTTATTTTTTTAAGTACTTTCACTATACTGTTACCCTGCTTACACTTGTGCACCTCATCAATAATCAATAAACCTACGCTATTCAGTACATCTAAATCTTGTTTTTTAGATAAGAGTATTTGACTGTTTGCTATAATAATATTTTTTGAAAAATCCGGTGGGTTCCCCCCAGACCATTTGGTTATGTCGTTTTCAGATATACCATACTCAAGAAAATCCCCGTACGTTTGCTGTACAAGCTGTATATCTGGTACAAGTATAAGAGCTTTTTTATTTTGCGCTTGCTCTTGTATACTTTTACAAAGTGTGGCTATAACTAGAGTCTTACCTGCGGATGTTGGTAATACAACCACCCCAGATTTTTTCTTTAAGCATTCCCTAACAGCTTCCTCTTGATAATCTCTCAACTCTCTATTGAGAGAGAAGATTTCTTCTTTAAGAGTCGGTATAAACGTTTTTTCGTGAAACTTTTGCGTAATTTGCACACTAACCGCGGTACCGGATAAGCGTAAGCTTTCTACATATCTTTGTATCTCACAAAGAAAACGTGGCTCAAATCTACCTTGAGGGGTTATTACATACTTACGTGTTTGCGGTCTATAACCTACTGCATACCTTCTTTTAAAGGCTTGCTGCTTATCTTCTACAGAAAAATACTCTCTTATATTGGGTAGAAACTCTGAAAGTATCTGACCTTTCTTTTTTATATCATCAAAATCTATCTTAACTTCTACCATTAAGTTGTTTCTAATTGTATTATCTTAATGATGTTACCGATATCATATGATACACTTCGAAAGTTAGACTCAACTTTACCGAGGTACTCTACAAGTAGCTCGTTCTCTGCTATTTGCTCGTCTATCTTTTGCACAACTGGGTGCTCATCTGCGGAAATTTCTGCAGTCTTCATGGTTAATGTAACAGGGGATGCTTCCGACATTTTTGAAATTACTTTTTGTTTAGCTTGCTTTCTAAGTTTTTTAAGCTTAATAATTTCTTGCTTATGAAACATCAGTCTCGAAACCCAGTAATGTCTTGCAGCAGGTAGACCGAGCTGTATATCTTTCATATTGAACTCAGTTACATTAATTTGCTGCTGTATTTGCTCGTGATACTGCTCAAAAATACTTTTCTTTTCTTCTATCTGTTCCTCCATATAATAAAAATATTCATTAATATAGTATACTTCTATTAAAAAGCCATTTAATTAAATGATATTGTAATAAATAATAACATAATGACTAGCTTTGTGGAAATTGTGCTTAGTGTTTTAAATGAAGAAAACGTAGCGGGGTCTGGGGGACCTCTCGGTACATTTGACGCACATGCACCCGGGGTAAGCTTTAACTATAGTCCGCAAGACCATCGCTTACCGTACTCATTACCGCATATGTTCAAGCGCACGTTAAGTAACGATAGTTTTATTAGTGGTGGTAAAAAGAAATACGGTACCCGTAAAAAGAGTAAAAGTAAGAACCGAAGATGATTGATACTGGTCATTGGCGTGTTACTGAGGGGGTCGTGTTTAATGAACATGTATTCGGTTTTATTTACGAGATTGTGTGTACTGTAAGCGGTAAAAAGTATATAGGTAAAAAGCAGTGTAAAACAAAGCTGAAGCGTAAACCGTTAAAAGGAAAAACGAAAAGAAGGATAGAGGAAATAGATACTGATTGGCGAACATATTCCGGTTCTTCGACTGAGCTTAATAAGGATATAGAAAAACACGGTAAAGATAGCTTTACATTCACTATAATAAAAGCTTGTAGATCGAAATGGGAGCTTGCTTACGAAGAAATAAAAGAGCAAATAAAACGAGATGTACTCCTTCGAGATGATTATTACAACGGTATTGTTAATGTAAGAATAGGTACGCCGCCAAAAGAAATTATTGAAGAGTATAAAACAAACATAAATATATAGAATTATATGATTTGTGAAAAAACTACAGTTATTAAACCAGTGAGTCGTTGTATGTACTGTAATTCAACAAGCTACGGTAAGGGTTGTAGGTTTTCACCTGGAGGTGTGCATTTTCACGGCAGTGACGCGAAGAAGTGCTCGTATTGTGGTTCGCCTAATTACGGAAAAGGGTGTAGGCTTAACCCTGTTGAAGATACACATGTGCACGGGATACAATATAATAGCATGTTTACGGAGAGCGTACAAAATAATTTACGTAAAGAGCTACTATTAAAAGAGCTTACAAAGCCTATTACGGAGCACAAAGCTTATGAGCTAGGTATTATAGACTGTAACGGTAATAAAATAAAAGAGCCTGTAACAGAAGAAGAAATGCAAAGCTACCTACCGTTAAACCGTACTATACTTAAAATAAAAAGACATCTAGGTAGTAAGCTTGATGTAATAGCTAGTACAGCTCTATTTGAAGATGTATTAAACATAAATTATAATAAGGAACATCACAAAAAAATTCTTTCTTATGAAAGTAAAATAAGAAATAAGATTGACGAAATATTTGAAATAATTGATAATGCAATTAGTGACGGTATAACGTTCAGTGAGATAGATGAGCTTTTGCAAAAATAAACATATAAAAGAATACCCGGAACACAGAGTTTGTGTAATAGACTTCTTGCCGTGTATTGAGCGTGCTGTAAAAGATACATATAATTTTTTCTTGGAATTAAATGTACCTTCTACGTTTTTTTCTAAAAACAAAAAAGATCTATTGAAGGTGTTCTATCACTACACGTTTAGTAATTTATGTGAAACATATCAACAATGTGAATCAGCATATAGAAAAGTATTTGCTACGTATAATATTGAAGAACGTAATGTAATACCTGTTCTTTTCTTAAAAAATATTAACACAGTGTTAAAGGTCTGCCCCGTACACTGGTGTAAAGTAACTTCTCTAAATAGCCCAGATGTTGGTATCGCAGCTTCCGTTGCCTCTGAAAAACAAATTGAGGTTTACTCAAAGCTTTCTAAATTTACAAAAGAAAAGCAGTTAACAGCTATTTCTTCTAAAATTAAAAAAAGTAGACTATTTTCAAACATTTTAGTTGATTTTTCTACGGTGGAGAAATAAGTGCTTTAAAGCTTTTAAAGCCCCCGCATACCATGTTTCTCTCTTTTTAGAAGTTATTTCATGAAGACTCTAAATTGCTTAATGCTTTTACGTACTTTTCGTGCTCCCAAGAATAAATAAAGTTATGACTAAGTTTGATTCAATTTTAACAGATCTGTGCGAGGCTAATAATTATCCTGCTCCGGGCGCTCAGCAGCCAGCTGGTACTCAAAATCAACAACCTGCTAGACCTGTTACTGGTAACACAACTGCACCAACAACTGCACAAGCACAACAAAACAAACCAGGTCAAACACAAGCGCAAGACCAGCAACAACCACAGCAAAATAAACCGGCAACAACCACCAGCACTAACCAGGTTAAACTCACGCCTCAGCAAACTAAACAGTTAATGGATGATTTTAACGGACCAGCTCAAGTTAAAAGCGCTGCAGATTTTCAAAAATACGGTATCAATTTAAGTTAATACCTAGATAACTTGATATATCTTGTTTTTGTGTTATAATAACACGAAATGAGAGCAAGCAAAAACACTAAAAAGACGGTCAAAGAGACAAAGCAAGCGTCCGTTTCTCTGACATACTCAGAATTAAATAACGTTATAGAGGCTTTATTATTCGCTAGTTCCGTGAATGTATGCGCTGATTGGGGATACGAGCAATGCGAAAAGTTTCTTGATTTAGCTATTAACCTTAAGGGTAAGCTACCGAAATCTCATCTCTCTCTAAAAAACGTTGTTTACTACGATGATGATAATCTTCAGGAGTCGTGGACACAAAAGCTACAGCAAAATTTTAACGTGAACACTTTTAATATTAAAACTCTTAATGAAGATGTATAAGTCAACAAAAATTATAGAATTGGGTTCGTGTGCTTTTAGGCAGTGGCGAGCAGAAGATACACATTGCAAGTATGTACACGGTTATCGCTTAATGGCTAAGTTTTGGTTTGAAGGTGAGCTCGATAATCGTAACTGGGTTGTAAATTTTGGTGGGTTAAAAGATCTAAAGTCAGAGCTCCAGACCTGGTTTGATCATACATTATGCGTTGCAGCAGATGACCCTCTGCTAGATTTATTTCGACAACTTCATGATGCAGGAGGTTGTAGTCTGCGTGTGATGCCTGGAGTAGGTATTGAGTTAACCGCAGAATTTTGCTTTAAAGTAGCACAAAAGCATATTGATAAACTCACTGAAGGTCGTTGCAGAGTGACTAAAGTTGAAGTTTGGGAACATGAACAAAATAGCGCAATTTACACAGAAAAATAATATGATAGACAATAATACCGAGACACTGTATCTTTCAGATGACAAGATTTTTTATACATTAGAAGGAGAAGGAGAATACGTAGGTAAACCCTCTGTTTTTATGAGACTTTCTATGTGTAATTTAACTTGCAAAGGTTTTGCATCTAAAGACTCTCCTAATGGGTGTGATTCTTACATTTCGTGGTCGGTGAAAAATAGAATGACGTTTAATGAGGTCTTTCAAATGCTTGAAGACAAGCAATACATAGAGCATTTAAGAAACGGTGCAATCTTTAAACTTACAGGTGGCGAACCTCTTGTGAGTCAAAAGCAGTTACTCAAGTTTATTAAATCATTTGTCATAAAATATCGCTTCACACCTAGAATTGATTTCGAGACAAACGCCACCATTATGCCTGATGAAGAGTGGGTTACGGGGTATAAAGCCACATTTACAACATCCCCGAAGCTTTCAACGAACGGAGACCCTGTCGAAAAGACTTATAAACCTGACGTGTTGAGATGGCATGTTGATCATAACTCAGGTTTTAAATTTGTAATTACATCTGATAAAGATATTGAAGAAATTTGGAAGAAGTATGTTTTAGATTATGAAGGTATAAATGTGCCACTTCAACGGGTTTGGTTTATGCCGTGCTGCGGTTCTAGAGAAGAACATATTGAACGTGCACCAGCTGTAGCTGAGTACGCAAAAGCTATGCACGTTAATTTTAGCCCGAGATTACATCTATTACTTTGGAATATGGCACTACGAGTATGAAGAAACTTGAAAAGAAATTCTCAAAAAAAGGCTTTACATACACTCAAGTAAAAAGAGTGGGTATGAAAGCAATATACAGTCAAGCTAAAGACGATATCGAATCCTCAACTTTACGTTATGAGGTTATTGTAATAAAGTCTCATGATGGATACGAAATTGCAGGTAATAAAATACCACCAGGGGAAGTTTACCCTAGCTCTACACAATGGGGGGTGTTAGGTTGGACGTATCTGGATTTAAAGAGCGCGGAGAATAAGTTTCTTAAGCTTAAAGAATGAAAGTAAGTAAAAAGAAACCTATTAAAAAAATTCAAAAACCTAAACGAGCTTCTCTCACGGAGCTTGTTTGCGTTTTATCTGGTAAAACAGAGAAAGTAAATTTAGCAAAACTTACTAAGTTAGCTGCAAAGTTTAAGTTCGAAACTACAGAAGAATATGTAAAGTATTTTATATCTAAAGATTGTATAAAGTTGCTTAGACAGGGTTACACGGAAAAGCAAATTCAAAAACAATTCAATTACGAAACAGATACCCAAATACCGTTTAACGTGTTAAAGCATTATGTTAAAAAATTTAAAAACAGAGCGAAGATTGAGAAGCTCGAAAAACGTAAGGAGGTCTTAAGGTACATGGAAGATAAGCCTGGAGCGTATATTGTAACACCGAAAGCTAGACAAACTGTAGATTTTACAAATAAAGAACAAGTTGCAGACCTTACGAGAGATGCATGTTGGAGACCTGATATATATTTGAATAATGATAGAGCTTGTAACGGGTGCTATCTATACGAACATTGTAAGTGTGCTATACGTAGATGGGATGATCCGAACGAAAAGCGTACAAGAAAGAAAAAGTAATGCAGCAAGATTTTGCTAAAAAACTGAGCATATTTAATTGTATTACGTTTAAGGAAGATACTCATAAATATTTTATTCACGGTCAAGAAGCTTCGAGGTTGTCAGTTACAGGTCTAATAAGCAAATATAAGCCTAAATTTGAAGAAGATAAATGGGCTAGAATTAAAGCTAAGAGTCTGAATATATCTGTTGAAGAAATGAAGTTTTTATGGTCTGAAAAAAACCTTTATTCGACTACTCTTGGTACAGAATTACATCGTTTGATAGAGTGCGCGTATACAAACGAAACTTATAAATTCGATAGCGATAAAATTAAGCAATCTTTAGGAGAAAGTACATACAAAGGTTTTAGCGATCATCTGTGTACTATTGCAAGTCATTTTAAGAACTTCTATACAGACACAAAAGAAACTTTACAAGTTGTAGCTAACGAGCTTACAGTGGGAGATATAGACGGTACAAAGGTATGTGGTACGCTGGATATGTTAGCGTATAACAAGCAAGAAAACTGTTTAGATATATACGATTTTAAAACTAATAAGTCGATTACATATAATAGCACGTATAAGGAAAGATTTAACGAGCCACTCAGCAGCCTTGATGTATGCGAGTACAACACTTATAGTTTACAGCTCTCTATATATAGATATATAATTGAGAAATACACAACTTTAAAAATTAAAAATCTTTATATAGTTTGGTTTAATAAAGAAAATAAAAATTACAAATTAATACCTTGTAATTTTTTAGAAGAACAAGTCAAATTAATTTTAAGTTAAAGATCATATATTTTCTTTAACCCGCCATATATGAAGAGTGTGCAAACGTACAATAGCGGTATAAGGCTGTACGTTTCAGAGTAGGTACAAATACCTACTGAAGTCCAAAAATTAAGACAAAACACACAGGTTATTAGCTTTATACAGAATCTTATTATTGGGTTGTTAGATATTTTTTCTTTATTTTCATAAAGATATTGAGGGTACATTACATTAGGTGGTGTTTTTTCGTATTCTTTGAAAAAACCACCAAAACCAAACAGTTTTAAATAATCATAAAACGCGGTAGTATTGAACCATACAAACAATAACATACTGTTTAAAGCTAATGCTATAAAAAAATCAATAACACCCATAAATATACATATACTTATTTATGAACTTTGAAAATCTCTACGCTCGTGTTTTTGTAAATGAAGCTGAAAACGTCGACGCACCAGCTTTAGCTCCCGATGAAATAAAAAGCAAAGTACCGATGCCTGATAATTATGATGTTGAACCGATGCCAGTACCAAGAGGCACAGCTAGTACGGTCGCTGGTTTAGAAGAGTATATTAATAAACTACAAGATTTTTTAGAAACCTTAAACGGTACTGGTAGCGATTCTTTACAGAGATTTATCGTGAACGCTGAAGGCCAGAGTAGCTTACTTAAAGGTATAGCTGATGAGACTAAAGACGACATCGTTAAGATGGCCGGAGGCTTGGCGTCCTTAGTACAAACTTTAAAAGGTTTTGTTGCTGCGGCAGATTTGAGACGAAAAGAATTAGCAGTTAACACTAGCCAGGTTTAAGTTTTAGTATATATTAAGAGGGTGGAGATACCTCAAGACTTTGTAATACAGAACTTATATACGTATTGCAAAAGACCTTTCTATAAGAAAAACGAAGGCGTGTATAACGCTGAGTGTTGTATATGTAAAGAAGGTACTTCGAGCGGTTCTAAGCGTAGGTTGTTTTATTTTCCAAGCGAACGTTATTTTTATTGCTTTAACTGCGGACAATCATGGTCTGAGATGAAGTGGCTAACAACTGTTACAGGTATGCAACCGGCTGAAGTGTTAAGAGAGACAATAGCTTATACACCAGAAATATCGGAGAGTAGCACACCAGGTTTTTTAAAAGTGGAAGACGAAGTTATAGTACCTATAACTCCACCGGTGCCATCAGACTCTGTTAACATTCTCGATAAAGAACAGTTTTTATTTTTTAAAGATAAAAAAGAATTTAGTTTAATTAAAAAAGCGTTAATATATAGCTCGCAAAGAAGATTGTTGACTGCTGTTAATAGACCGAAGGCTCTATATGTGTCATGGAGTGACCCTGTACATGCAGATAGGTTGATTATACCCTTTTATAATGAAGATGATAAGCTATATACATATCAAAGTCGTTTATTAGAAAATAAACAGGGTGTACCTAAATATCTTACTAAATACGGAGACAAATGCTTTTACGGTGAAAATAACATAAATGAAAATATACCGTTTCTCTTTGTTACAGAGGGACCTATTGATTCAATGTTTATTGAAAACGGTTTAGGAACTGGTGGCGCGAAGACCACTGAGCAGCAGAGAGCGTTTTTAAGTAAGCATTTTGATAAGCAAGTAGTATATGTTTTTGATAACGATAGAAACAACACAGAAATGCAAAAAACAATACAAAAGGCTATATCTAAAGGTAATAGAGTGTTTGTTTGGCCTAAGGAGCTTAAAGAATATAAGGATATTAACGAAGTATGCTGTAAGCTTAAATTAGATAAAATTTCTACGGATTTTATAGTAAGAAATTCGTATACAGGTACAGAAGCGCAACTTAAATATAAGTTATCGTTATTATAACTGAGAAAGATAAAAGTTTATAGCTTTTATAAACTTTTCCTTGTATTTCGCGACAGGTTTACTACTTTCTTGCTCAACGTCTGAGTGTTGCTGTATTGCCTTATACTCTCTTTCAAGCTGCTTTAAAAAATTTGAAGTAAAGCAAATTTGCTTTGGGTACCGTATACGTGTGGTTATTTTAAGAGTGGTGGGTAGCTGTTTATTCATACTACTTAAGTACGCCAGCGAGCGCTTTTACACTCTGACCTAAATTGAACTTGTTATCTTTACCTATATACTCTGCCAAGTTACGTAAAATATCTCTAAGCTCTTGCGCTTCTTTAGCATTAGGTTGATCAGCTAAATTGCTTATAAAGCCAACATTATAAACAAATGCACGATTGTTTATTTTTTCTTTTGAACTATCTAATGGAAGCTCAACTTCCTCAGCAGAACCTTCAGGTACTATTTGGTTTTCAGGTACTTTTATATTTGTCTTTATGACACCAGTTTTTAAGAAACTTTCATACTCCGTTATAGAGGATGGTAGTTTTTTCGTACCAGTGATAACGTATTTGATACCTGTCCAGATTCCTTGTATTGCTTTTCCTCCATATCTCTCTACATAAGTTGAGATATTTTGCCATAAGTCTGCTTCAGTTAAAATATCTTTTTTGTGCGTAAATCTCTCAAAGGAAGGGAAACTTAGTATATCATTATACATCTGTAAACTTGAAAGATCTAATTTAGCAGCTTTAGCAGTTGCTCTACGGTTTCGTGATCTAACAGCTTCAGGATGAGTGCTGAGAGGTTTTTTACCAGGTACAGTTGCAACAGGGGTTGTAATAGCCTGTTCTTTAGCTTTACGTTCTAAAGCTAGAGCACCTATTCTAGCGACCTCTGATTTATAAAAAGCAGCGCAAGCTAAACTCAATGCCACCAAAGCACGGTCAGATATATCACAATATTTAAAAAAATCTGCAGGTAATTTTTTTACAGAAGCAGCAACCTGCTCCGGGTTATTTAATATCTCTCGCAAGACGGTTTCATACTTCGTCGCATTACCTAAGCGTCTCGCTATTTCTCCTTCAAACTTTTGTAAAGGGGTTATTCTTCTTTCCACAATACCCATTAGGGCATTATATATAGTGTCATTGTTATAAACACTAAGAGCAGCTGTAGATAGCGCTTCCTTGTCTTTTCTTTTATTAGCATATTCTTTTGCTAAAGCTGCGTTTTTTATAGTATACCCTTCGTAATCACCATCTTGTAATTGAGCCTTCCACTGTGTCAAAACACTCTGTACAGCAGAATCGTCTATATTATCTTGTACGTTTTTAAGAAAATCTTCCCACGGTAGTATTTTAGCAGCTAACTCGTATTTATTTACAACTTTTACAGCGTAAAGTTCCCTTATGAGGTCTTGAACCGGGTAAAATGTAAGACTTACATTTCTTTGAGCAATTTTACCGACAGTTTTATAATAAAGGTCGCTATTAAGAAGGTTTACAGTGCCTGGGTAACATTTACCTATAACTATCTCAGCATCTTTTACCCACTCCGGTTTTACCGCAGGTTGAGGGGCAGCACCCGGGACAGGCGGGTCTACGAGCTCGTAAAGTACATGTTGGCTGTTTATAAGCTCATTAAAAGCTTTTGTCATACTATATATTTATAGTATTTATTCGTAAAACGGTGTTAAAAGACTCGGGGAATCATCACTATAGAAATTACCACTCTCGTTAACGTATAGCTTAATTTGCTCACATCTAGCATTTGGATGCATATCTAGTGTTATAACTGCAGGACAATCACTTAAAGGAAAAAACTGGCCAGTGCTCTTTTCATAAGTAGTGACGAGCGCTCGTATAATATTATCTATCTCCACTCTATATGTCTCATCTTTATCTCTATTCTTTTTCGGGGTAAGCTTTATGCTTTCATGTATAGGTAAATAAAAAATAATATCGTATAACTTCAACGTCTCAGCAGCTATTGTCTTACTCGTACGTATAAAATCATCAGATACCTTACCGTTTGCATTTAACCATAGAGAATACGCAATATTATCTATAACACAACGATCAAAAACCACATTGGTCTCTCCAGTTGACAGGCATCCCTGTACTTCATCAACTAAAGCGTTTAAAATTACACGTTGACTCTCCTCAGTACCCTTTTTATTAAGCTTTAACTTTTTCTCTTGTATTAAATCCCTGTAAGTTTTTTTAGGTAAATTATACATTGGCCATTTAGTTAAAAACTCCTGTATTAATGTAGATTTACCTACAGACTGAGACCCCATGAATGCAATTTTCATAAATACATTTATCTCGTATACAACCTTAAGTCAAGAAATGTCTCTAGCGCTCAACAGAGACTAATTCTTATTAATCAACGACGATATCTACGTCAGTGATCTCCGGTTGAATTACAGGGACAACTACTCGCAATAAGCCATCCTTGTAACTTGAACTAATTTTTTTAATGTTAATGTTTTCATTTAATCTAAAAGTCATTTGCCCGCTACGCTGACTAATACCTTTTTTGACATATGAATTATTTTTTTCACTATCTTCTTTACTGACGTTAATATTGAGTCTACCGTCTCTAACCTTAACGTCAATATTCTCTTTACCGATGCCAGCCAGTGCAACCTCAATAACATAGTTTACAGGCTCATTATTCTCATTATGAGTCGTAAGTACATTATACGGGTATACTGCCCCAGGTACATCAAACGCTCGATCAATTTTATCGAACGCACTTTCAAGCCAACTATCGTTAAACAGAGCGGGGAGTTGGCGTAAAACCCTCTCTGTGGACGAGAAGTGTCCAGGTGTTAATGTAGTTAATGTTGTCATATTTTTATTTTCTCCTTTTTAAAAGCGAGTTGTTATTCATAGCCTTGTTGAGCGCTAGAACAAAATTATTTATGCTATCAAACTAAAAAAAAGCCACCTCTAAATGGTATTTTAGAGATGGCTTTAGTTCGACTCCGCTATACAAAGTTACGACTCACATGACTTACATGTTAAAATACTTCTAGCTAGTTCTTGTGCGGGATTAGCGGAGCGCTGATAATAAAGGGATTTAATGCCTTGCTCCCAAGCAAAGATCATTAACTCATTTACTTCTTTCGGCTTAGTGTCTGGTGGTATCATTATATTCAATGATTGCCCTTGATCTATATGCTTTTGTCTTTGTGCAGCTTGAATAATAATTTCTTTTTGAGATATCTCGCCAAACGTCTTAAAGACGTCTTTTTCAGCTTGCTCAAGAAAATCTAAATGCTGCACACTCCCGCCTTTTACAAGAATAGACTTCCAAGTCTCATCATCGTCTTTATGTTTTTCTTTTAAAAGCTTTTTAAGATACGGGTTTTTAAATGTAAATTTACCTTTTGCTAAATCTTTAACAAAATAGTTGGAATTGAGAGGTTCTATACTAGGAGACACTTGACCAAGTATAAAGCTCGAAGATGTAGTTGGAGCAACAGCAAGTGTTGTAGTGTTTCTTCTTTTATCTGTAGAGTTCTTATATATCGGCGCTTCACCAAAAAGTTTAGCAAGCTCTTTAGTAGCTATATCCGCTCTATCTCTAATAGTTTTCCAAATTTGGTTATTTAGCATCTTAGCTTCCATTGATTCAAACCCGATCATTCTTAATTGAAGCAGAGAATGCCATCCAAGCGCACCTAAACCGAGAGCTCTTTGAGAAACAGCAAACCTTCTAGGCGCTTCCATGAATTTTATGTCTTTTGTTTTTTCAATAAACTCTGACATAACTGCGTCAAGGAAATAAATTATAATTTCTACAGCATCAGTATCCTTCCAATCATCCCAACGCTCTAAATTCATTGACGATAGATCACAAACAAAAGACTCGTCCTCTGAATTCGAAAGAAATATCTCACTACACAAATTACTATTATTAATTCTCAGTCCTTTTTCTTTATAGATTTGCGGCGCTTGATTATTAGCGTTATCACTAAAAAATATGTACGGGTAACCAGACTCAAAACGCTTTTTAATAACTAATCCCCAGATACGTCTTGCATCCTTATCTCCATCAACCATCTTCTTCATCCATTCATCGGAAACACATACACCAATAGAAAGATCTTGTATCTCATTACCCTCTGAACGTATTTTTAAAAATTCTTCAATATCCGGATGATCAATTGGTAAGTAAGCAGCAAACGAACCCCTGCGTACATTTCCCTGAGACACTACATTCATGAGTTTATTGTAAAGCTCCATAAAATGCACGGAACCTGTGGACTCTCCACCAGAAGATATAGGTGTCCCACGACCTCTTAAAGCACCAAAATAAGCTGAAGTACCCCCACCACCTGCTGTCATAATACCTACCTCTGCTACTTTATGCATGATACACTCAAGTGTGTCGCAAATATACGAACCGAAACATGAGATGGGTAATCCACGCTTACGTCCAAAATTACTCCATATCGGACTTGCAAGAGAATAAAAACCTCTATGCATATAATCTTCAAATTTATCCGCAAACCCCTCCTTACCGAGATATCTTTCAGCAGTCTCTGCAATATCACGTATTCTCTGCTCAGCTGTTTCTCCTTCTATAAGATACCCCCTTTCAAGAAATTTTCGTGAATCCTTATTAAGCCAGTAAATATCTTTATGCATATTGTATATTAAATTTAATCTAAACTTTTAAAAATACAAAGCCTTATTTTAGCTTTGTAGTAGTTTAGACTATTATAGACGAAAAACGCTCTTAAGCTAGCTACTTTTGTTAGAAAAGATCGTCTTCAGAAAATGATTGAGACTTTTTTGAGTACTCTACAGGACGAGAGTGAAAGAAATCCGTCATATTGTTACCAAGTAACTCTTCCTCGAACCACATCGTTGTAGCAATAATCTCTTTATCCACTTTAAAGACTTTTGGAAATTTAATTTGCACAAGTGATTCGTTTATTCGGTTTTTAATAAACTCTTTCAACGTAGCTGCACTCAAGCCTTCTTCTTGAATACCATTCACCATCCAGTCAACAATTTTTGACTCAGCCTCAAAAGCCTCTTGAGCTTCATGAGTTACTTTATCAATAAGGTCTTGATCAAATAGTTCAGGGTATTCTTCGCGTATAGTGTTTATAAGTTTAATACCGACAAGAGCGTGTATATTCTCTTCGTTACGGGTATATTTCACTTGTTGATCCGTATCTTTCAACACGTTTCTAAAACGAGCAAACCAATTTACAACGTAAAACTGACTAAACAACGAAACGTTCTCAACAAAAAGAGTAAACAAAATCAAAGCGTACAAATATTGTTTTTTCGAGTCTTTATAATACCTATGAGTATACTTTTTAAGGTACTTTACTCTGCCTTGTATCCAGTCAAGTTTAAGATTCTCTTCAAAGACTTTTTCAAGACCTAAGGTAGTTATTAAACGTTCGTACGCATTATTATGTATGACTTCTACGTTAGCCATAACATAGCCTAAATCCTGCAAAGAAGGGTGAGGTAAGTTTTCCCCGAGCTTTGCCCAGAACGTCTTAACAGCAACTTCAATTTGCCCAATAGCTGTTAACGTACGTATAACAATTTCACGTTCTTGTTCATTAAGTTTAACTTTAAATTGCTGTACATCTGACTTAAAAGAAAATTCTTTATCCGTCCAGAACCCGTTATGCATGCTTTCGATGAATTTTTCTGTCCACGGGTATAAATTTGGTTTTCTTGAAATTTGTTCTTCGAAGATCATAATGTTAATATATATTTATTAGGAAAAAGACGGAACTTGTTGAAAAAATTAGACATGTAACACGTTGATTTTTATGATGTTACATTTTTAGATGGCTTTTGCATCAGTTATTGTAAAGACCCCAGCATTTAAGTTACCGTACTGTCTCAAGGTACCAATATATTTGACCCCCTCCCAGCGCCATTTAACCATATCCCCGTCTTCATACCCTTGTAAGTGCTGCGTACCATCAGCATAATCCTCAGTGTCTACAAAAAACGTATCACTGTTTTCATCTTTATATATGTATTTAGAAATATCGTCACTCATTTTTACTTTATATAATCATATGTATTATCGTTTGTCGACCAAAAAACTTTTTTAAAACTAAAATATTTTAAAAGATTATCACAACTCATACAAGGCTTCGCAACCGCGATCTTCCAGTTTCTATCATAACGTAAATTGACAAGCGTACACTTATCTGTCTGTATATTTGTAAGTCTCTTAAGCTTCTGTATTGCGTTAAACTCGCTACACGTGTGCTTTTGCTCGGAAATATCTTCCCCCGTACGTTTAGAAAATTTTCTATTTTTTAAGTTCGTTGGATGGGTTTTAGATGCATTCATTCCTATTGAAACAATTCTCTTTTTATAAAGTATGAACGAAAAATGATAACATCGTTTATATTTATTGCAATCAATGAGAGAAAGAGCTATCTCTTCTAACCTTTTAAAATCAAATCTGCTCGCACTCAATCCCATAAAACTGAAATATTTCTAATGCAGAGTCATCTCTATGATAGCACTCCCTATACACTACTTTTTGTACATTATGAGCAACTATCAATGATGCACAAGAAGAACACGGCAGTAAAGTGCAGGCAAGTAGTCTGCAATCCCCTCTACTAAACAAAGATAGTAGATTAGCTTCAGCGTGTATCATATATTTTCTACGCTCATCTCTATCCTTCCAAAAACCCGGAGGCGCCTCTATACCCGCGGCTAACCCATTATAAGCAACACCTATAACCCTGTTTGAGTGATCCAACGCACATGCCCCAACCTTTTTATACGGGTCTTCAGAACGTTGAGAACCGACTTCCGCGATCTTTATAGCATATTCTTCCCAATTAATCCTCATAATCAGGGCGCTCAATATGTATATCGTAGTTAAATCGTTCTTTTAATATCACAGCTAAAGCATCATTAAATCTTTCCTCGTAACCGATTTGCTCTTTATCCGGTAAAGAGCGCATTACAACTTCGAGTAACGCTGTAACAAAACCTGCTAGCATAGAAGGCGTAACAACACTATCACCGATTACGAGTACAGCAGGGTTATCTTCACAAGTACCTATTTCAAATATAGGTGTAAAATCTTCAAACTTTGGCATTAGTCTGTATGCTCAACAGTAATTTTTTCTAAGACTTGACAAACAACATCGTTCACAGGTATGTCTTTCTCTATAGACTCTGTTACTAAGTACTCTAACACCTCTCTAGATAACTCAGAAAGCTCAATATCCAATTTAACAAATTTCTCTAAAAAAATCGAACCATCATCTTGTATCTTCCAAGAAAATTTATCCCCTTCAGAGATATTAAGCTGTTTAAGCTCTTCATCAGTAAATTGTATATAAAGTTCGTCAGAACGCTGTACAGTTTTTTTAATCATATTCAACAATACCTATTTTTTCTCCTTTACCAAACCTATACCCGCAACTATATAAAAAATTTTCAAACGCTTCACATACCCGAATAAGTGGAACATCTCCGTCAATAGTATGAGAAATTTCTGTCTTTGGAAATTCATCAAAACCTTCATGCTTATAAGAGAAGGTTATTGATGTGTCTGATTCTTTATATTCCATACCGCAAATTATACAATAACAAAAGAATGTTTCAACTGTTAAATGTTTTCATCTTCAGATATACCCAGAAGATCTCTCCAGAACCAAAGATTGTTAGATAACACATCACAACTACCCCAATCTCTCATCTGCATACTATCTTCAAAATCTTTTTCGTATTTTTCTAATTTTTTCTTGATGTCACATTTGTAATCTTCAGAAATCAAACTCTTTATACAAGCTAAAAGCTTTTCTAAATCTTTATCGTCCAAATGTAAGGTTACATCACACCCATCGTACTTTGACTCATAACCACAAATTATCTTCAAGTCAACAGGCGCACCACATTCCCCTAAATTTTTACCAGAAAAATCTGAATAAAAAACAGACTCTTCTCTCTCCGCAGGCTTTGTGATTTTTTTCATATTTATAAATTACTCTTATTCCAACAAAAAACAACGTTATTATAATCTTTTAACTCTTTAATAAGATTGTCTCGTATTAAGTTCTCCCATATTTGATAACGGTTAGCTAGTCCCCCACCTAGTTGAGATACAAAATAGATATTATCCGGGTTAGCTTTCACAAGACTCGTAAGCTTATTTAGCTCTTCAAAAAACACCTCTTCATATTCTTCTACATGATAGAAAGACGTATCTCTATTATCTGGAAATTTTTTAGTAATAAACCCTATAGCACGCGGGTGATCTCTAAGCTTAGCTGCACCACCGTAGCCGCGTCTTATTATATTATCTCCAAATACAAAGTATATGTTCGGATTATTATCTAAGAACGTTTGTGTAACTTCAATTATCTTATGTAACGACACCTTATTTTACCTTGTACGGTGTTTCTCCTTCCTTGGAGTACACCTCTTTCAATTGAGTGAGCAAAGAAACAAAATTCTTTATACTGTTTTTATCTTTTATTTGCTTAGTGTTATATGCATCGAGTAAAGCATCTATAGATTGAGTAACATACTCATTTACGTAGAAAATAGTATCTCTTTCAATGCTCGTAGAAATTTTTTCAGCTATCCGCTCTGAATAACTATCAGTTACTTCAATATCTTTATCTTCATGCTGCTCTTTAAGCTCTTGCATATAGTGCTCTTCCCGTTCGTTTTGAAATTTCTCTATATCTTTAAAAATAAACTTATAAACATCATCAACAGTAGTTTTTTTATTGTTAATAATCTTTATAGCTTTTTCGATATTCATAAAAAATAAGCTCGTGGATTATGTTGTTTATTTTATAAAAAGCAAGCTAATCGTTAAAATCTCGCTTACCGTTTAAGGATACTAATAACCTTGCTAATGAACCATCATCGCAACCGTGATGCAAAACAGCATCTCCTCTTATAGTTTCATCAAAACGAAGTCCACCAGGAAAATTATTATTATCTTCCCCTCTCATACACCCCATTGCAATTTCTTTGTAGTTTTGTGTACGAAAACAATGCTGAAAAAGTAAGCTATGATGCGTTACAGGTACAAGTTCCCATTGACAAAGTACGTCAAACGCTGTTGAAATTTTATCTACATAAGCCCAAACCTTACACACTGAATCTATATCTGCAGGGTAAATACCCGCTCCCACTAAATGCTTACCTATAGGTACCACAACCCCGTCAGAGGTTATAGTTGTAGTATCCTGTACCCACCCTAAGCAAGGCTTACCACATTCCTTATACTCTTCTTCCAGTGTATCTAGCCACCCTCTCTTAAGCGGGGTCATATCTAATTCCATCCACAGCCAAGGGGTTTTTATGGTTCTTTGATTTAAGAAAAGTATAGTTTGCTTCCAGTAGTGATTAGGTCCTTGCGGCCAACCTTTTATTCCATCTTCATTAAACACATGTATGTTTGCACTCTTAAATAGCTCTCGTGTTTTATTAAAGAGACGTACTCCGTAAAGGGCATCAGACGGTCTGCATACAATTAATAGATCATGCTTTACATAAGGTCCAAATAGCGTTAGACAGCTCGTAAAGTCTGGTATTAATTTTTCATCTGCATTTGAGACAGGTATAACAACTAGCATAAAGCTATTTATACGCTATGCATTACATTCTCTACAAAGTAAGTAAAAATAATTCATCAATGTTTAAAAGTCTGTGCGTACAACCTTGTATGTTTTCCACATAGTTGTGATGAAAATGACCGTAAAAATGCTTAGAAGGTTGGCAGATTTTAAAAATTTCATCCATAACTGCTCTCTCGTCTGTTAATTCTTCTAATAGATAAGCATCTTCTCTAGCCCAACTATAAACCATCTCATTAAACGTTTGAGGGTAGCAAAAACTTGGTGCTGTATGAGTGATTAAGACATCAACCTTCTTGCAAGACTCTCGCTCGAATACCACTCCCTCGTCTTCCCAGTAGGAAACTCCCTCCTTTCTACCCGTTCTATCTATCGAGATTGCTCCACCAATAAGTTGAATGGTACTATCACCATATTTCGCTGTAGTATAATCTTCTAATAATTCGAAATTGCTAAAAACTAATCTATTATTACCTTTAAAAAAAGACGGGTCATCATGATTACCTCTAATACCATAAAAAATATTGTCTCTTTGTTTAAATTGATTATTCAGATTTTCACTCTGCTTGTACTCGTGCTCTTTTTTATATTTAAAACCTATACCAAGATCGCCAACTGAAACAATATAGCTGTTTTTTATATCGTGTTCTTGTATTTGAAAAAACAATTCATTCCAATCTCCATGTATGTCGCCGAGTAAAAATAAGGATTTATTTCTATCTAATGTCTTTACGTTCATATTATGTGCTTTTAAAAATTAACTCCCAATTATGTATGTTTTGTAATATTTGCGTAAAACCACAGATACTACAAATCTGCTTAAATGTGTCAAAGTTATACGTACCTTCTACTTGTATTTGCTCTTTTATATAATTTACTTCTCTTTCGCAATTAAGAGACATTGCTAGATCTGTAAGTAGCATGTTTCTTTTTACAATACTGTTTTGTTCTTCTGTTAATACTAACTCATTGTTTAGAATCTTTTCAAGTTTTTTAATACCTATACCTGGTACACCTTCTATGTTATCTGATTTATCCCCTAATATTGCTTTTCTTAATAAGAAATTTTGTTTTGTTATACCTAATGTATCTACAAAATTACTTTCAGTAAATAATGTCTTACGCACAGGGTCGTACACCGTAGTTGTATTATTTATCAACTGACACATGTCTTTATCAGCAGTTATAATTTTAATATTAGCATTTTTATAAATGCTATGTAAAATCGCAATTACATCATCCGCTTCATATCTTTCAGGGTAAATACTCTGAATATTAAGCGTCTTTAAAGCACCAACAATTACAGAGTTTTGTTGGTGCACATTTTTTGCACTCTCTGTGTCTCGGTTTAATTTATATTGAGGGTATAAGTCTCTTCTAGGGTTAGGTAGATTTGTTTTCTTTTCATCCCACACACAAAAAGTAATATCTGGTGAGAATTCCTGTACGTATGATTTGACGCTAGTTAAGAAAAGGTATACGTGAAAATACTTGTTAAAGTCTTTTTGATTTTTTGAAACCCAAAAGACTCTATGTACAAGATTGTTACCGTCAATAATAAGTACTTTCACAAGCTTATTATCGTTAGTTTTTAAACTTTTTCAAATAAAAAAAGCCCTTAAACCGCTACAGGCTCTTCTCTACTAGCTGCTTGAAAGACAGCTTTACGTACAGGGTCCAAATCAGAGATAGTGTATGAAGTACCAGCTATGTTCGCTGATACAACGCTGTCTAAGCTTATTGTTCTTACTTCAACACTATCTTCAACTCCCTGATAATGACCACTCTTTACTCTCGCTCCTTTATATTTTTCGACTTCCTGTTTACTTGTAACCGTAAAATCATTAGAGGATGTTGGATTCTCCGTGCTAGCCATTACATACACAGGCTTAGTAGTAGCTGATGTCTGCATAGGGCTGTAACGAATATAAAGCTGTTCACCCTTTGTAACAAGCACACTACTGCCCGGAAGAGGAGAGTAAGTACTAGCTTGAGCTACAAAACCACCCTCTTTACCCTCTCGCTCTCTTTGCTTGTTAACTCTGCTCTGATAGTCATAACCAACAAGAACGTTGACTCTAGTTACCTTTGCAAAGTACGTCTTACCATTCTTTAACCCCGGTAGCGTAAATGAAGGTAGATCCGCCTTATTCGTAGTTTCTTTTGTTACTTGTGTGACACTAAAAAAGTTTGTACCTTTATGAGCAGCTTCCGCTGCTTTGATTATATCAACAAGCTGAGCTTTAGTTACGGTTTGTCCACCAGCTCCGAACTGACCTTCGATAATTTTTTCGTATTGCTCTTGAAGCAAGGCAGAATCTTTATTAATCATATGAGTATATTTATTAATTTTAACTAGCTTTTAGTGTTTTACCAAGAGCAGCTACGGATACTTTCTTATTAGAAATGAGAGCAGTTTCTACAGCGAAATCATCTCCAGAATAACTTATAATCGAAAAAGCATTCTGCCAATTAGCTGCAGAAGCATACAACGGCTTAAGATTACATCCACAGCCGTTTTCATACACTCTAATTATTTTTTCATCTTGAGTACCTATAGACGGTATACGTTGGGATGTCATACCAACTCTATGAGTATGGTTACACATAATCGATGTAAACCACTTTTCAAAAAGACCTCTAGCAGAATATCCGCCATGACGTCTTACAACATCACCGTGCATAACAATAAAACCAGGCACGACTTCTACATAATCAACGAGTTTAACTCTACTCCACTCAGCTTTAGGTAAAAACACGGAAGAGTAGGAAAGACGTTCTTTAATTTCAGGTAAACCACCTATCTCTCCAAGTCTATCGCTAAGATATCTCCACCATCTACCCTCGTTACCGTCTCCAGAGTGATTAGAGTTTGTTTCGTATATTTTAGTTTGATAAGGCTCAGTTATATCATGTAATTGTTTTAAGAATTTATGATAACCTTGTCTCTCTTGAAAAAGAGAGTATGTTTGACGTATATCCTTTGGATACCGACTAATAGCAAACATATCCAAAGTATCACCGTTTAGTATAACAACCTCCGGTTTAATCTCATCAACAGTCTGCAAAAACAAATCAATAACATCCCAATCTTCAGTTCCAAAGTGAATATCACCGATTACTAAAGCGCATTTATTAGCCTGTTGATACAGCTTTGGCTTTTTAGGTGCATCGTACGATATTGGTGCAAGCTGCATAATAAACTCTTTTACGTCTTCGTTTTCTTCTCGTCTTGCAGCAGAAGTTTTTATATAAGGCATCGGGGAGGTCTGCTTGAGCACACTTTCTCCAACTTCATGTATAAGCTGAGAATTACCTCGCCTACGATCTGTGACCCAATCCCAAGCAGTTGATGGCTTTGTATCTAAGAGCTCAGCTATTTGTTTAAAGCTATAGCCCTGTGAGCGTAGTTCTTTAGCTTTGTTTATTTTCGCTTGTTGTGTCAGCATAAGTTTTAAACAGTCTATAAAAAAATAAAAAGAAATCAACTCTCTTTTCTCAAAGAATGATCGTAATGTGCAAAACGATTGTGATCTGTAGGCGAGATTAACAGTATACCTGATGTTAAATTACCTTTTCTAGTTTCTTGATACATAAAGCTCATCCAGGTTTGTTCAAAAGGATGTGCCCATTTTGTAGTTAAAAACATTTTTTGATTACCTTCTTTAGTTACAAGTTGAGGCCAATTGCAATAATAAACTTCCCCTAAGGCGTAAGGCACATCTTTATATATCTTAATAGATTTAAAATTTGTTCTAGGGGAATTTAAATCAATGCCTTGTTCAGGTAAAGTACAATACTCTGGCCAAATTTCCTGTCGCACAGACTGCGGTACGTTGTACCAAGCCCATTGCATAGAATTGTCTCCGTAAAATTCAGAAAATGAGAGCTTTAAAAAATCGAGTTTTTCTTTATAAAGAATATGAGAAGATTTTTGTAATAATTTAGGTACAACTCTATTAAACCCAGACTTACACACTTGTTTATTATTTGGATCAGTAAAAAACATATCATCCTCAAAGAATAACATGTAATCTAAATTTGTTTCTGCAAAATGCTCTGCAATAAACTGTCTACCACCACATATACCTAAATTATCTTTTTTAATATGGGTAAAATTGTATTGAGCGCACAGACTTTCATATTCTGGTGTTGTATTAAGATCAGTTGAATTGTTTAGCAAGTACTTTGTCGTGCAACCTATAAATTCACTATCATAAGAATTCATAGTCCCAATTAAATCTTTAAATTGAGCGGGGCTATTATATGTGAGTACATATAAACCAGCCTTTTTAACGCTAAAATCTTCTTCAATCACTACTCTAGGGCTGCTTTGCTGTACTAATCTCTGCACGTTGCTGCAGTTTTCAACAACCACTTGATTGTTTTTCACATCTTCAAAAAACGTGCCCATTAACCCGTTATCTTGTATTTTTGCGTAATCAAAAAGTTCAGGGTACTTATAAAGCAGTATTGTGAACAGAGATTCTTCTGTACCCATCAGTCCCTTGTTTAAAGTGCTTTGCAGTAACCCGTAATAAATATTATTAAAATCTGTAACTCTCTCCACAGGTCCTCCGAAGAACCCTGCTCGAGCAACCATCTCTGTACGCGCGTTAGCCTCTCTACAGAGCTCTGAATATGTAAACCCATGTACTTCAGTTTCTGCTTTATACGGAAAACAAACAAAGAGCAGTTTTTTGGTTAGGGATTGAATTTTTTCTAAAACATTATCATGAGTGAAATACCCAGGGTGTACGGTATTGGTTAAACCAGCATCAATCCAATATAAATGTGTGCTTCCAAACTTATCAAGAATTTTAGCATCATTAAGTAAGAACACCTTTGACATTACAAGAGGGTTATACATCTCTAAAGATGCTTGAGTTGACCCCTTCAACCAACCTACCTGGTTATACCAACTCTCTTGCTGTCTAATTTTCTGTATTAAGGGAAAATGCTCATTAGTCTTAAACCAATCTAACCCCCTACAAATAAACTGCGTGTCTTTATTGTCTCTTCGTTCTCCGACAAAGCGTTCAAGTTCTTTATCCCCGTATATAATAAGATTACAGTTAACTTTAAGTAGCTCACTAAGCTTATCAAGGTAATGATTGTAGTTTCTCGACCAACCCTCAGACAGTTTATCTCTACCCAAATCCCAAAGCCCGGTGACAAGCGTCACTGCTGCTTTTTGTGTTTGAGCGAACCCGGGGTTATTCTTCTGCATCACACCTAATTGATTACACGCATTCATTACATTATATTCGACATTACGTTTCTTCAAAAAATCTGTTATTGCTGCCCTAACCCCTGGTAGATCGGGTCTATCATAATCGTGAAAACATATATACCCACCATCTACCACTCTATCGTATACTTTCTCTAAACTATCGTAAATAGATTCGTAAAAATCACCATCCAAGAACGCGAAAGATATTTTTTGCGGTAATCGTTCCTCAGGTATATCTTTAAACCATCCTTTAGTTATCACTGGTAACGGTAGATTGTTTTGCTTGAAATTAGACTCAAAGATTTCTTGTGTTGTTTTAAGGGTACCGGGTCTCCAACCACTAAACTCTTCGTACTTTGATAGCTCAGGTAACCCCTCAAAGGAATCGTATACGTAAAGTTGCTTTTTAAAGCCAGTCTCCTGTATAACTCTCATCAGGTACTTACTAGACTCTCCTACATAACAACCCAACTCCACAACATCTCCCTCAACATTACTATCTATAACTCGTATAAGATACTCAATTAGCTTTGAAATCTGACCTTCTGAAATAATCGACGAATCTATTTTTTTATTCTCCACAGCGAGTATTTTGGCAACAAGATCTATCATACAATACCTTTCTTTACCTTACACGTCCAAGCCACCTCATTAAAGATGTCTTCTCTATACCCCTCCAGGTTTTCCCGTGCACACGCTTCCTCTATATCTCCTTGTGTAATTTCACACCAATTCCACACTCTTCTATTAATTCTCTCTTCAAAAACCTCTCGATTAACAGCGTAATCATGTGCTAAGATAAAATCTCCTTTCTTAAGATGGCAGGAGAGTGTATTGAACTCTTGTATTTTATTGCCTCCGTCACAAAGAACAATAGTCGTGCCCTCTCTACCTATATACTCAGAAACATAAGGATCAGTTAACTCGTACGTCTCTGAGAAAACGTTTTGTACTCTAACGTCTATCCCTCTTTCACGCATATCCTTATACCATGCATATTCTATAATATCGTATGTCAACACGTTACATGGTATACCAAGCTCGTCAATAAAACTTTTTAATATCATGGTGAACCCTCCAAGGGCAGTACCAATTTCTATAATATTAGAAGGCCGATTAACATTTAAAAAGTTAAAAAAAACTTCAAAAGCGTTTTGTGTTTGTTGACATGCATGGTTATCGTAACCAGATAAACCGTTGTTTTCTTCTAAATCAATTCGCCTTGTGATTCGCTCTTTATTAAAAAAAGGTTGAGAGGTCATACGTATAAATATGTTTTTAAGATTAAAAAATCGAGCTCTTATTCGAATATAGTAAAATCTTTTAAAAACGAATGCAAAATATTAACCTGTTTTTCAGGTACACAGTTTTTCTCGTACCACTCTCTACCATTATTTAACATATTATAAAATTGCTCTGTGTTTGCAAAATTTTGAATCATATCGATCTTACAGTTTATATTTTGTATAATCTCTTCTTTATCTACTCTGTTAAAAGCATGGTAATCTATAATCCTTGACATAAACGCATCATCAAAGAACTGGTAGTAATGTGTACCAGGTATGAGCGGATCGTATGTTAGCGCGTTTAAAGGTTGCCTGAGGTTTATAGTTTTTAGACCGAATAACTCAAGATCTCTATAACATATATTAGCAGCACCGTTAAAACTAGCACCAAATAAAGAGTTTGAAATTTCTTTATAATAAACATCTTTTTGTATGTAAGTTTTACTTTTATCGTGTATATTGAAATAAGGATGTAATGCCAAAGTCTCCATAAAGTGCGCTCGAACACCGTGCGCGAGACCTGCAAAATACACTCTTGATAGTTTTTGCTGTGCTGTGTCTTGAAAAATTTTTTCTAGTAACAAATAATCCGACCAATATTCAAAACAATATACAGACGGTTGTACATTTTTTCGGGTACTTATAAAATTTTCAGTAATATTTGATACACCTGAAAATAAAGCAATATCAAGACCTTTACGCTCACACCATTCAAGCGTAGCAAACGCATGATCATACCAACTATGTACAAAAAGTTTACCGTTTTTGTTACACCTTATTATTAACGAGTAATGTCCGAAAACACTATCAGAAGATATTTCAGTTTCAAAATTATACTGTTTATTTAAATCTCGTAACTCAACATATTCAAAACATATACCTGTTTTTTCTTCTATTTTTTTGTGAAAAAACTTGTAAAACTCGCTTACATACCAATCAGGCCACCCGCTCGAGTAAGAGATTGTATAATCAAACATAACTACCTGAGTGTCGCGTATACTTTACCGCCCTTTGGCCCTGTTTTATATCCATTGAAAGTTATAATTTTACCCCAAACAGGGTCACTGTAACCTATATCTCTCACATTAAACCCCGCAAGATACGCAGATACTCCAATCTCAAACGCTTCCGCCCAAGTACCCCAAGTGTACTCTCTATTTACGAGATAATCATGAAACCACTTCCACTGCTCAACAAATTTCTCGAGCTTATTTCCAGTGTTATAAAAAAGCAGCAAATGCTCAGCAGGCAATCCCGCTGGTCCCCACTTGGGTGTATGTGAGTCCGAAACCCGCAAAGGTGACGTGCTCACCATATCGTAATTAAAAAACTTATGCCAAATCAACGTAGAGGATTGATAATGTGTTTCATCTTTTTCACATTGTGCGTTAAACGAGTCTATACAAGTCTGCACAGTTAAACCTGCTCTAGGTGCTAAGAAATCAAAACCTTGTTGGAAATTTCTAGTGGTATACTCTTCTACAACTTGCTCATCCCACCAATCAAACGAGTTATCACAGTCTGTGTATAAAATAAGTGCGTCTGTAAATTTCATTACAGGTTCAAAGCAGAGATACTTTAAATTAAAGTTAAAATCGTCTCCTCCTTTATTTTCCCCCATAGGTATTCGTATTTTTACATCTTTTAGATTTATATCCTTTATTTTTATTCTTTCATTTTGCCCGTATACGCCTTCTATTACATCTCTACAATTAGTAGTAACATAAAGATCAAGAGATGAAAGCTCAAGTACATCCTTAATGAGACGTATTGTGTACTCTGAGGTATATTCTGCCCCGAGGCTAAGTGTGGTTAAAACTTTTTTCATAATATTGTGATGTTATTTAATCTCAGTGCTCAGGTAAATGTTTAAATCTTCCGGGGTACCTATACCCCACATTTTTTCAACCTCAAACACTCTTATCTGTTTACTGTCTTCTATAGCCTGGTTAAACACAGGGCAAACATAATACTCGTTATTAACTTTAATGTTCTTCTCTATCATACTCTCTGCATATTTGACGTAATCTGATCCATGCTTCCAAAAGTAAATACCGGCAGTAGCGATATTTGATATCGGGTTTTTTTCAGCTACCTCTACAACTAACCCGTCTTCATTAACTTTAGCAAACGACCATTTGGGGTGCGTTGAAATGAACGTAACGATTCCGCCGTCACACTCAGTCTCATTCATCTTATACATAAATTCATTTGAATTCCATTCCACTATTTGATCAGAGTTAGCTATTACAAGCGGGTTTTCGTTATTGATAAACTCTCTCGCCAGTAATGTCGTACATGCTGCCCCGCTAGTGATACCGTCAGTCTCTACAATCTCGCAATCAGGCGCTATTAACCCTAACAAAGATTTTAAATTATATTTTTTATTATGTTCTCTTTGTACTATAAACACAAACTTTGCATCCATATTAAGATTATCAACCACGGTTTGTATCATCGGTTTACCGTTAACGTCAATGAGTGGTTTTGGAAACGTGTAACCAGCTCTCTCAAACCTACTTCCCGCCCCCGCCATCGGTATAAGCACTGTTAACTTTTTATCAGACCATTTCGGTGTTTTACTCAAGTTATTCATGTTTAAACAATTTATTCTTCTTTCTAATAAATTAAAGGTTATTTCTTTCGGGGTACTAACTCTTAATATATTAGCGTGACTACGACTTGCAGCCTGTAGCCCGTGTGGAGAATCTTCTACTACAAGCACCTCCTCCGGTAAAACCTTAAAATAAGAAATCGCGCTCCAATATATTTCTGGATGCGGTTTGCTGTTTATTACGTCTTCGTTTGATAAAATTAAATCAAAGTATTCAATAATATCTAACCTATGTAACGCTGTTAGCACTGTTTTCTTAATACTGTTACTACAACAACCAATTTTAATACCTTGTTCAGCTAACCGCTCCACACATTCTTTTATATTTGAAGCCACAGTTAGGGTCTGAAGGGCTTTTTGCGTTAATTTTTGCTTATGCTCCCAAACTTGTTTAAAAGATGCTCGCGACAAACCTCTTCTTACGTGTAACAGCTCCAATTTTTCGTTTGTTTTAAGCCCATCGAATACTTCTAAATGTTCGGCCCAGTTAATTACATACTCTTCCCCTTCTAATTTTAGTGCAGAGTTGAGACTATCAAAATGTATTCTTTTAGCCTCTATAAGCACGCCATCTAGATCAAATAAAACAACCTTTATCATGTTTTATATTTTTCTATGTAATCACTACACACCCCTATACAACCTTGTACATCTTCATTATAAACCTCAGGTAATACAGCTACACTTTTTAATATAGGTTGCTTACCAGGGTAAGCCCATATATACCCTCTTGATGTTAGCGTAACAGTATCATTTTCGTGCCAGAAGTAATTAAAATTATGTCTCCATGATATGTCTTTAAAAAAAAGTAAGGCGTTAATATTCTTACAGTGCACCCAGAGCTCTGTACTATACAGCTTTAACCAATCAAGCGTAACTCTGTATTGCGGCTTATCGTGACCGAGGTATAACTCATTTTCGTTAATATTCCAAACATCGATCTCTACATCATAACCTAAGTCTAGAGCATTTAAAATATATACTAACGAATTTTCTTTAGTAGGGTTTTTTCCAGATAGATTACCTCTATGAGATATTAAAACCATATCATAGGTTACCGGTGATGCGCTCACACCAGCCTTTTGATTTAGAATAAGGCCATACGACCCAATATGATGGTTTTTCTGCTACTTGAAACTCTCTCCACACTTTGCAATAACCATCTGGGTCTGCTTTCATGTGCATAATTTCACCGGGGTCAGCGTCTTTTCTAAAAAGCGTGTTATCGTTCTTATCGTGGAAAGCAACTACCCAGAAATCATAATCTTTCTCAGGTACTTGATGAAACCCTATATCTATACAATGTTTAAAGACTCTTAAGAATGACTCTTCATACTCTTTTTGAGTACTGTATACAGGGTTTGGTGGTTCCTTATGATCTAATGTAAATTGTTGCACACTTCGAGATTTAAAAGATATACCTGCATACTTTTCATAGTCTTCTAAGGTGCGAGCTGTACCAAAACCGTAAACACCGAAATCTGTAGCTCTTTCTTCACCGTCCATGCCAAAAAGCTTTCTATTCTTAGCGTGACTTTGATCGTTATGCTTACCCCAATCCTTGACATCATCCCATTGCTTCGTACGACCTACTCGTGTATATTCGTGCCAAGCTAAGATTTTATGTGGATGAAATAAGTCATACCCATTTGTAAACGCACGTACTGCTATACTGATTTCTTCCCCGTGGAAATAATAGTCAGGGTCATGTGGTACCTCTTTACAGAACTGTCCAACTGTAAACGCAAAATGAGCGGAGTAGAATCTAGCTCTCAAAGGCTTAGTTCTCTCTTTATAATCATCAATACTTGCTGGAAGAAAGAAAACAGCCCCCTCGGGTATAAAGCGATCGAAATTCATCTTCCAAGGTATATCAACTCTTTCTGCAGGATCATTTTTCGGGTTATAGCTAGATATATAACCAGTAAGAAGCGGTTTCTTAAAACCATCTTTTTGCAGATCTTCGAGCATGTTAATACACTCTTCATCCCAGTTTTTAATAAATCTATGATGACTATCAAGCTGCATCGTAAACATCTCGCCATCATATTTCTGCTGTATTAAATTTCTTGCCCAACATGCCCCTTTACTTTCCATAAACGGTACATCTATAATTCTAAAGCGAGAGTCTTTTACATATTCATCTAAATTCTCCTCAGGTCCGTGTTGCCAACAAATTCCGAACCTTAAATTTTCCGGGTACTTTGCGTTAGCTAAACAATCTTTAAGTGTAGGAATAAGCTCGGGGTCTCTGTATGAAGCTATCTGTATGAAAATAGTTTTTGCTTCTTGCTTATTATTCTTTTTTTTAGTTTTCTTCATTGTAGTTGTTGTTAGTTTATTATGAACGGATCGTGTGCTTTGTATGAAAAGTCTGGACCTTTAAAAAATAATTCAGATGCAACAGTGTTTAAATCTACCCGTGTAACATCTGTTAATTTTTGATGAGAAGAGCAATGCGTTATACTATTAAATAAGTCATACGCGTTAATATTTGAATTAGCAGTAGATAGCCATCTACTGTTCATATTTTTCACCTTTTTGTCTTTATACGCTTCAACAATTATAGTGTCGTTGAAATAACTATTAGCTAAATCTTCTGACTCTTTTAAAAGAACGTTACGAGCATTGTAAAACTCTCGAAGAGATGCTTTATTTTCTTTTAGTTTCTTACTTGATTGCTTCACTGTGTTTTGTAAGTCTTTAGCGACAGTTGTATTAATCAGTTTATTGAATGCACTTTGTCTAAATTCTCTATTTTGAAAATATCTTTGAGAAGACATATGAGTAACAGTCATGCCATTTACGCAGCTAAGTCTTAAAAAATAAGGCGATACTTGAGTTTTATTTTCCCCTAATGTTAAACTAAACCCACCTGACCATAAATCACTGTTATCTCCGAACACATCTATAGTTAAGTCTGTATTACGGAAGCGCGTCTCCAGTTGTAAGGTATGCAAATTAAAACTAACATCCTGTATCTTTATGTTCTCTCCTTGAGAAGCTATATAACCCTCTATATATTCAATACCCTTATTCAAATTTAACTCTGAAATATTTTCAATAGGTTCATCATTAAAACGTAATATCTTTTTCTCTTGATTGTTCCTTATATCACAAAACGCGGTGATAGTTCTATCGTTTTTTATATTGGATAGACTGCTATGGAGCGGGGACCATTGAGTTTCATCGTTCTGTATTTCACCTATTAGATTATTTCTTATTGAAAGAATTCTAAGTAAATCATTCAACGCGGTTTCAGATACTGAGTTTTCATCATAAAAAAACTCTATTCCTCTTTTTTGTATCTTAGATAACTGTACAGGTACTTTAATAATACCTTTTATATCTGGTAATACGTTATTAATTTTCTCGTTTAAGAGAGTTACATGTGGTAAATGCATTATTAGATGTAATTATAGAAGGTATCTATAATACATCAAGTTGTTTTTTGTAACGCTGTAGAGAAATCGTTTCGCATGTGTTCTACAGCTTTATATAAAGTTATTTTATACTTTTTCGCTTTACCAGGTTTTGTATTTAAAGCTTTAAAAAAACCAAGTTTATCAAATATAACTTGAGGGGTGTTTGCTTTAGTAAGCTCGTTAAACTTAACAAGAGGGGTCTTTGCAAAATTTAAAACACTATTTAAGAATTTCTCGTGTTTAGCATTATATAATTTAACAAGATCGAAATCTTGTAATTTTAAATACTTTTTAGCTAGACGCTTATATTCTTCAGACGTATTATATAATGAATTAACAACACTACTTATAATTGCCTCAGTTTCTATAGGTTCAAGATAATAATCTTCTCCTGGCTCTTCTTTCACTACTTCTTCTTGATATTTATCAGATGTAGTTTTGTAATGTTGCACAGATTGTACAATTTCATGGGATACAACAGTAAAAATATCTTGCTTAAAATAT